GGGGTATAAATCTCTTTTAGATGGTGTTTTGTTATAACTAGAAGGGGTAGATGGGTAGTGGGGTGGGGTTGTTTTTGGAGTCGGAGTGGCTTAGTTTTGGAGGGGGTGAAAAAGATACATATATAAGGACAGAGATTAGGGTTGACAAGGTGTATGTGATTATAGTATGTTAAGTGGTGGGTGAATATAGAAACATGGGTAAAAAGGGCTTTCTAAGTGGTTAACATATCTAGAGCTGTGCAATCAAAAAAACATAGTAATACAATGTGACAAGATTAACAACTGTAGATAGCATTGATTATGTAATAAAGGGATAGTTTTGAGAAAATGCAGACGAGGTCATGAGAAGCTAGATGGGGAAAAGACTTGTAAGGTTTGTCAGGCTAGGTATAATAAGCTTCAGCGGGCTGGCTGTAAGCGTGCTTTCAAACCATTCGTCGAAGCCTTGAAAAGGGTCAGGACTGAGGCAGCCAGTCGGTCTAAGAAGATTGAGAGGAAAGAGAAGCCTGATATGGGACCAGTCCGTAAATTAAAGGCTAATTTAAGAATTAGAACAAGTAAAGCTCTTAGGGGTAGGTATAAGTCAGGGTCAGCAGTTAAAGATTTAGGCTGTACAGGAGATGAACTTAGACTGTACTTAGAAGCTCAGTTCATAGAGGGTATGACTTGGGACAATTACGGTATTAAAGTTGGACACTGGTCTATTGATCATATTATACCCCTAAGTAGTGTCGATTTAACAAATAGAGATGAGTTTTTAAAGGTAAGTCACTATACTAATTTGCAGCCAATGTGGCATGTAGATAATCTTAAAAAGAGTAACAAATTTAAGGAATAGAAACATGAAACGCACTTTAGGTAAAAAATACGAGGATGCTATAATCGCCAGTGAGTCTGTAGACAAGCTTGAGCATACGGTTACTGGTAGGACTTGGGCTGTTCATTACCCTGAAATGGTGGATGGGTTTATTAATAAGCGCAATAGGAAGCTTCTAAGACGTAAGATTAGGTCAGTTGGGATCACTAAACAACAGGGTAACAAGATGGGGGAATCGTAATGATTAATACCTTTCTTGGGCTACCTAGATGTGCAGTATTTGTGGTCGAGGATAGTGCGACTCGATGTTTCTATATTAACTATACAACCTCAATGGGACAGAGTTTAGCTAGATTGTATGAACAGTGGAATGATAAGCCCCGGGCAGGCGCTCTGGAACTAGTGATAGTTTCGGTTACACCGGATATAGAAACATTGAAGCTTCATTGTGAGTACTATAGAGATCAGTATATTAATAAGGGATGGAGAGAATTGCTACCCCCGGGTCGTGGAGCATTGAAGTATAAGCCTAGGGTTGTGGTAGCCCCTGACTTCTCTTGTATGGAGGTTAGGTTGGTGACTGCTAGGGGTGATTCGGATAAGGTAGTGGGTCGATTTAAGACCACGGCGGAAGCTCAGGAATTCGTCATGGTTTACTATGGATCGGGGAATCAGTATTGTCTACCGGTGTTTGCCACAAATTCCCTAACTAGGGAATATTTGTTGAAGAAGGAGACAAAGGGATTGACGATAAGATAGGCTATAAGAAACGGAAGCTTCGCTGGATATAGATATTTAACAACTCTATTATAGAAACATAGGGTAATTATGGAAGATAGTGATTTAAGTACATGTAGAGGGTGCGGGAAGATTGAGGTGCGTAAGCATGTCGGGTCTTTTGACGGCACTAATAAACGATTTGTGAACGCTGAGGGTAAGCTTTGGAATGGGCGGAAGTGTCCTACTTGTCATAAGTGTAAGGTTAAAAACAAAATAAAAGAGAAGAGACATGCAGACTCCGGATCGAAATCTTAGAATAGAGATGTTTGGTAATTTGGTAGAGGAACTCTCCTATTGGCAGAGATGTATTGAGGATGAGGAAATGTCAGGAGAAGCTGACCTAGACTATTGCGAGAGTCGGTTTAGTGAGACATTAGATGCTATACGCGAATTTAGATTAATACTAATAGAGGACTTAGAACTATATGTTAAAGACTGCAAAGCAAATTGTATCCCTGTTGATCTCGGGTATTGGAGAGTCAAAAAGCAGCTCTACGAGTCAACCTTCTCCGAGTAGTAATCCAGATTATTATGTCTGGGAGAAAGGGGAGAACATCTCCATATCTAAGTACTTCAGTACAAAAGAGTTCTCTTGTCATTGTCACTTCCCTGATTGTAAGAAACAACGGATATCTAAGAACTTAGTAGCTAAGCTTGGAGATGTCCGGAAAGAGATAGGGCAACCCCTAGTTGTAACCTCGGCTTTTAGATGTCAGAAGTATCAGGCATTCCTTAGAGCTTCTGGGGTAAATACCGTTGTAGCTAAGGCTAGTCAGCATGAGTTAGGTAACGCCGCGGACGTGGTTCCCTTAGATGGTAAGATGGAAGGGATTGAAGCTATATGTGCTAAATCATTCGATAGTATAGGATTAGCTAAGAACTTCCTACACTTAGATACTAGAAAAGGATTTAGACGATGGAAATATTAACAACTACTTTCGAGATCAGTACAATTCTGAAAGTGTCTAGTGACATAATATATAAAGCAGTTAACGGAACATCTCATATTTTAACAAGCGAGTTTTTATGCCTCTAACCTACAGTAAATTGGTGAGGGCATTGTACCTCGTTTTGTTTACTATTGCCGCTATCCTCTCATTCATCAATTTCCACACAAATGCAGTTATCATCGCCGGGCTATGTCTAGTCGGCTTTATTGCGTTTGACATCATCTGTTACTTTAGAAAGAAACTAGAACCAGTTGGCATTCCAGATATTAATCCTGAGCTAGAGAAGCTTATGGCTAAACAAGATGCAATGGAAGCTAAATTTAATACAATCGCTAGTGATGCTGGATTAGCTAAACTAGCTGCTGCATTTAGGAGATAATATATGGCTAATGACTCGATCGATAAACTAGCTGAACAATACACAGAAACTGAGTCGGAGTCCAAGGGCTATATAAAAGCTCAACAAGCTACGATTATATCTCAAACAAAGAACATTAATGAGTTACGTAAAAAGCTGGAAGAACTCTCCCGGCAGTGTGAAACTCTAACCATTGAGAATACTAAACTCAAGGCATTGGCTCCTGCTTCTAGTCTTGATGCTGCTATTCCGGATGAAGAGTCTATTTGTTTAGTGCAGCTTGCTCTACTTAATAACATGTCTATGCAGCGTGAATTGACTTTAGAAGAAACAAAGAAGACTGAGATATACTCTAAGATATTGGTTACATTGCGCTCTAAGAAACCAGAGAAAGAAGAGAACACTATCAGTAATCTAAGTAATGAAGATTTGATTGCCGCGATGAAGGCTATGGGAAATAGCTAATGGTTGAAGCAGCAAAACCCGCCATTTCTAAGTTAGCAGTTAAGCATGAGCTTATACGTCGTGGTATGCTTCAGTTCATGATGCACTCTGGTCAGCAAGAAATGTATAACATTTATAAGAGTTCTCCAGATAACAGCATCCTTGTGTGGTTGTTAGCTCGACAGTCAGGTAAGTCCTTTAACTTTGGGATTATTGCTGCGACAGAATGTCTAGCTAAGTCTAACGTTATTGTTAAGATTCTAACAGATACTAAGCTACATGCTAAGACAATCTTTGAGCCGATCTTTCGTCAGATATTTGAAGACTTCCCAGAAGACCTACGACCTGAATACATTGCTTCTAGTTTTGTATATATCTTTAAGAATGGAAGTCAGATTCAGTTAGCTGGGTCAGATGGTAACTCAGCAGAAAGACTACGAGGACAGAAGTCAGATTTAGTATTAGTAGACGAGGGTGGATTCTGTTCCAATCTATACTATAACGTTATGTCAGTATTAGTGCCGACCACTACCCATACCGGCGGGCGTGTTATTATTGCCTCTACTCCAAGTCCCGATCCGGATCATGACTTTGTCCAGTTCGTTGAAATTGCAGAACAGAATAAGTTACTTACAAAGAAAACAGTATATGATAACCCGCTTCTTAAAAAAGAACAGATAGATAACATCATCTCTAAATTTAAAGGCGGCGTTCTAAATTCTCAGTTCCGTAGAGAGTATCTATGTGAAATGATTAAAGATGAAACATTGTCAGTTCTACCGGAAGTAGATGACGAGTTGATTGCTGAGATAGTAAGAGAGTATCCTATTCCTCCGTTCTGTAGTCGCTATGTATCTATGGATATTGGGTTTAAAGATTTAACTGTTATTCTTTTCGGCTATTACGATTTCCGCGGTGATAAGATTATTATTCAAGATGAGATTGTAAAGAACGGGAAAGAGATTCATCTCCCTGTATTTACTAAAGAGATACAGGATAAAGAATCATTACTTTGGACAAACTATTTAACCAACGAGCTAATGAAGCCCGATGCTAGAGTGTCTGATATTAACCCCTTTGTAATACAAGAGATTAGTATATATGCCAAGAAGAATAATCCTGATCATGCAGTTGACTTTTCGCTAGCCACTAAGCACGATAAGCTTGCTCATATTAATAAGCTACGTGTTATGTTGGCTAATAAGAAAATAGTAATTGATCCTAAATGTGAGACTCTTATACGACATATAAAACACTGTAAATGGAAGGACCGATCGTCTAAAGATGAGTTTGATCGATCACCAGATGATGGACATTACGATGCCGTTGATGCCCTGCTTTATTTTACCCGGGCTGTAAACTATAATAAGAATCCTTACCCCGCTTCATATGGTTATAACACCAGAGATTTACACGTTGAGAATAGAGGGACGTTTGCCAAGACTACACCACAAGAAGTGTACAGGTCTATATTTGGAACAAGACCTAAGTCTAAACGTTAATTTAACAACTAGAAATAGAAACAAAAGGGAAACAAATGCTAAAGTATTTTAAGAGATTAGGGTTCGCAGCCGTTGCTATTTTTATGATTGGAAATATTTCATTTAATCAATCACAACTACATAATTCATACCTTAGATGGGAAGTTGGAGAGTCTGTAGTACAGGTCCTTGCTCCTAGTCTTCGTGGTGGAGGAACCGGGTTTGCTGTTAGAGCTGCTTCAGGTGAAGAGTTTATTATGACTAATAAACATGTTTGTGAAGTTGCGGTTAATGGCTGGGTTGCAGTTAAGCAAGACTTGGGTGAACCAATCTTTAAACGTGTTATCTATAAAGACGATAAACATGACCTATGTCTAGTACAAGGTGATAAAAAATTCAGCCCTCTTGATATCGGCGATAGTCCAAAAAAAGGAGACTTCCATTACGTTGTTGGTCATCCGGGATTAAGACAGTTATCAGTTCAACAAGGTGAATACGTTGGTTATTCAACCGTTAAACTACTTGATAATGTTAAAATTAGAACACAATGTAAAGGTCAAATCTACGAGCTTAATTCAATGGAACAATTCCTATATGGTATGGAGTTCGCATGTATCCGATCTTATGTATCATATGCAACAACTGCTACTACATACCCGGGTAACTCAGGTTCTCCAGTTGTGAATAAGTACGGGAATATTATCGGTGTTCTATTTGCCGGTAGTTCTGAAGAAGAAAAGGATAACTACCTTGTTCCGGTTTCTGAAGTTAAAAGAGTTCTTTCTAAATTCTAAGGATATAAAATGAGCGATGATTCACTAAAATACTTTGCAGCTAGAAAGTCCGAAGATACAGCGTCTGCCCTTCTTCACAAGGGTAGAACGTTCTTTAACATTCTTGAAAGTAACCAGTATTTATTTAAGCTACAAGATATGTTTCGTTACTATTATGGGAACTTCGATAGTCGAATTAACTCCCATGAGATTTCGTTTACTGGGGAACAGGGAGAGCTTGTTCGTTTGCCAGTTAACTTATTCCGTAACTTAGCACGACACATTCACGCTATGATTACTGCTAACCGTCCGACTTTAGAAGCTCGGGCTGTAAACTCAGATTATAAATCTTTATCTCAGACATACCTAGCTAATGGTATTCTAGATTATTATATGCGTCAAAAAGGACTTGAAGAAGTTGTTTGTGATGCCGCTGAGATGGCTATCGTTCTTGGTTCTTCTTATGTTAAGATGGAATGGAACGCAATGGCTGGAGAAATCCACGATGTCAATACTGATACAAATGAAAGAGAATACGAAGGTGAGCTAGAGTTCAGTCTTCTAAGTCCACTTGATGTTGTGGTCGACGGGACTAAGGAAAACTGGCATAGTCACGAATGGGTTATGACTCGTTCGTTTGTAAATAGATATAATCTAATTGCAAAGTATCCAGATCAAGCTGAAGACATTATGAAGATGGAAACAAAAAATGGCTGGAACAATCATAGACTATCTCTATTCTCCAATGATGACACTGACGACATATCTATATACGAGTTTTTTCATAAGAAGACCGAAGCTATGCCGGATGGTAGATATTTGTTATTCCTTTCTGCTGATATTGTATTGTTAGATTGTCCTATGCCTTATCGATCTATTCCAGTATTCAGACTATGTCCAAATAACATTATGGGAACTCCATATGGTTATACTGATATGTACGATGTGTTTCCTATTCAAGAAGCATTGAACTCTTTGTATTCTGCTGTAATGACAAACCAAAACGCATTCAACGTACAGAACCTTTGGGTTCCTCGTGGGGCTGATATTAGTACTGCCCAATTAGAAGGCGGATTAAATATCGTAGAAGGTAACGCAAAGCCGGAAGCCCTTCAGTTAACTAACTCTAGTCCTGAAACTTTCAAGTTCTTGGAAATGCTCTCAGCTGCGGCTGATGCTCAGGTTGGAGTAAGTTCGGTAACTCGTGGTGCTCCTGAAGCTAGCTTAAGATCAGGTAACGCATTGGCACTAGTTCAGTCTATGTCATTACAATTCCAGTCTCCTCTTCAAAGAAACTATGTTGCTTTCCTTGAAAAGATCGGAACAACGCTTTTAGATATTCTAAAGGATTATGCTACAACACCTAAGCTAATTACATTGACTGGTAAAAACAAGAAGCCATTGCTTAAAGAATTTACTGGAGATATGATTGGTGATATTAAACGAGTTATTGTAGACGTAGGAAATCCGTTGGCTCGGACTACTGCCGGGAAACTTGAGATTGCTAATAACTTAGCACAACAAGGTCTATTAAAAGACGCCCGTGATTATATGATGATTCTCGAAACTGGTTCATTAGATTCTATTATTGAAGGTCAAATGTCTGATCTTATGTTGATTCAATCTGAGAACGAGTGGCTTATGGAAGGGAAGGATGTATTCGCTGATACGCTAGATTTACATGCTCTTCATATTAAAGAACACCGTTCAGTAATCTCTGATCCAGAGTTACGTAGAAACCCAGACCTTACTAAAAAGGTACATGATCATATTCAAGAGCATATTGATATGTTGAGTCAAGTTCGTCCTGATCTACTTCAGATCATTGGGGAACAACCACTCCAACCTAATACCCCAGCTCCGGCTGGCGGGGAACTACCTCCGGGTCCAGTTCAGGCTGGACAGGGTGAGTCTCAAGGTAACTTGCCTCCGGGTCCAATGGATTCTAGTCAGGCAGGAGTTCAAGCAACTCCACAAAATCAATTACCGGGACAACCATCGGTCCCAGCTGAACTACTACCAAACCCAGCATTAGAACCTAGGGCTAAGTAATATGAAGTTTAATAAGATCAAGAAACTTTTAAAGAAAGACGAGAAGAAACTCGATACTAATCCGATAAATGATATGTTCCACGCCCTGACTCCTGACGAACCTGTTAAGCGGGAACCGGCAGCAGAGGAAGAAGTGGACGATTTAGAAGATATTAAAGAGCGAAAACGCAAAAGATACGAAGAAATAATGAAAAAATACAAGTAATATGTGGTCTAGGTTATTAGATTTATTCGGAAAGCGGTCGGAAGTTCAAGAAATTGAGCAGCCGACTGAATTTATTTCCCCTGAAGCCAATGAAATAACAACTAGTGGTATTGAACCCTCTGGTCCATCTTCATTGATAGGCTATAATTATTTAGGGAGAAAGAATGAAAAAGATTTGCCTCCTCGTCGTAACTTTATTAATCTCAACAAGCTCCTTAGGGGTGAGTATAAACATGAAAAGCCTGAAGAAAATGTTGGAAGGAAGAAAAGCGACATACGTGGAGAAGACTCCTGATGACGTTTATTCTGAAGTAGCTCAGGATTCTGGATTAAGCACCGAAGATATTGAAAAGATTGGGAAAATAGAGTCTCAACATGGTAAATTTGACAAACCTTTACAGGGCGGATCAGCCCGTGGATTATTTCAATTCCAACCTACAACTGCCGAACATCTTTTGCCGGGAAGCTCTAGTAGCTTATCTGACATGAATACTCAAGCTGATCTAATGAAGAAGTATTTAGCCCAAACTAATCCAGCTAATGTGGAAGATGCTTATGCTATGCATAATTTAGGACCTACTGGTGGTAGAAAACTAATAGAAGCTTCAGATGAAGAGCTTATCCGTAAGATATTATCGAGAGGTACTATCAATGGTAACAAGGGTTTATACGGCGGAAAGACGGTAGGAGAGGCTAAGGCTAATATTAAAAAGAAATTAGAAGAAAGGGAATAAAGTGAGCGACAGAAAAAGGCTACAAGAAGAATTAAATAGAATCAACGAGCTTTATCACGAGAAAGATTTAGAGATGAGTAAGGCTGGTGCTACTATTAATCAGCGTCAAATGATGCGTGACATGCTTAATAAGAAGAAGGATCAGCTAATCGCTGAGATGGGCGATGATCTTCAGAAGTTAAATGCCGGTGGGGCAATGAAGATTGCTAGTGATTCCTCGCCTAAGTTTGGAATTCTTAAAAAGAAGATGATGGGAGCTGTTCCATTACTAGGAACTGCTTACGGGCTAATGTCAGGCGATCCAGCTATGGCATCTGAAGAAGCAGCTGGTGATATTCCAGTTATTGGACAAGCATATGAAGCAATTAAACCAGCAGAATCCGGTAACCCAGAAGAAGAAAGAATGATGCTAGCTGAAGATAAAGCCCGTAAAGCATATAAAGAATCGCCAGCTAGAATGGCTAAATTACAAGCAATGATGAAAGGTAACAAATAATGGCAGCACCTCCTCCATCAAGGTTAGACGGAAATCAAGTACTCCAAGGGGCATTTGACGAAGCTAATGGTCGGATTCGGACCGACGCTGAAGCTACGATTGTTAATGCTGACATAGATGTGCAGTTAGACTCAGTTACAGATAGCGTTTCTATTGGCGATGGGGTCACTGGAACTACTGCCACGGTCGATGCTGCTAGAAATTTAGCAGTTAAAGACGCCGCCGCGTTAGCTGAACTACAAGCTCAGACTTCAGTATTGAATGATATTGAAGCTGCCATTGGTGGACCACAGGCTCTACCTACTGGAGCCGCTACTGAATCAAAACAAGACGTTGGGAACGCTTCATTATCGTCTCTTGACTCTAAATTGCCGTCTCCTATCCTTGGAAGAGTACCGGTTGACACGGGATTATCTCAGCCTTTGACGGATGCTCAGCTAAGGGCAGCAGATATCAATGTTTCAGTCACAAATCCTATTACAGGATTCGCAACTGAGACAACTTTAGCTAGTATTGATACTAAATTAGACGACTTAAGTGTTCTAAATGTTGGAACAATCGATGGAACTCCTACCGGAACCCAATTTGGCTATGTAAATAACTTAAGACAACAAATATTAACAACTCATGATAGGATTCAAACTATAACATATGCAGATTTTGGAACTAAAAATCAAAGAGTTACACAAATAGATTACACTAGTAACACCTTTTCTGGGATAACTGCTAGAAAAGTAATCGCATATACATTAATTGGAAATAAATATAGAAGGGACTCCATAAACTGGGTCATTATCTAAGGGAGATAAAATGGGTTATAAGAATTTAGATTTATTAAGCAATGTTGTGACGGTCTACGATCAGAACAAGACCACTATTGCAGGTCGAGTTACTCAAAAGACTGTAGACAGTAAGCAAGTACTTGGCCCACCTCTTACTAAATTTATGGATTTTCAAACAGACACTGGTGGAGCCGTTATGGGTTCTACTTTATTTGCTTCAGAAAACAATAGAGTATTCATTGTTGGAGCGATTGCAGCAGGCGCTGCTTTTGCCCCTATTTTCCTTTATGATTTTGACTTCGCTACTGGAACTCATTCTTATGTTGGTCGTATTAACGTAAGTATTCCAAATAACCCACTCACTACATTGCATGTTGTAAGAAGTTTAAAGGTATCAGATGTTGGCTTAACTGGATGGAAGATATATCTAATTACTGCCGCATCAGTAGGTCCAGCTTCTCACGGCGGAACATTTTTAATTAACAGCATTGCAAAATCAGACTTTTCTCAAATATCTCCTCCTACCTTACCTTTCGCCAGTGGGAACAATCAGAAAGCCGTATATAAGCTTTGCGAGGCTCCAGTTCAAACAGCAGCCGCAGTGACTGTAACTGTTGCATCTCCCGGAAAAGTACAATATGTGGCACACCCTTTTGCTGCAAACGATCAAGTATTATTTACTTCTGGAACAGTTCCAACTGGATTGCTTTTAAACACTGTTTATTTTGTAAGAAATCCTTTAGCTGATGACTTTGAAGTATCTTTAACATTTGGTGGACCATCTATTGTTACAACTGGTGTTGCTGGTTCAGCTATTCTTCACATGTCTAAATCAGAAATCGCTGCTCTTGGAGCAGTAATTGATACAGCATCTAATCGCATGTACACTCATAGTGGTTTAGCAGCGTCTCATTCTTTTTATATTAGAGATATTACAGTAGCCCCTACTTATAGTATTGCGTCTTCTATTAACATTACCTTGGCTTCTCCGGGTAAGGTTCAGTACGCAGCTCATCCGTTTCAAGCAAATGATCCTATTATTTTTACAGCAGGTATTGCTCCGGGTGGATTGGCACTAAACACTGTTTACTATGTTCGTAATGCTAGTTTAAATGACTTTGAAGTGTCGTTGACTTCTGCTGGTGCTTCTATCAACACAACAACCGTTGGTACTGTTGATATTGGAAGAGCGTTTGGAGAAAGTCCGTCTCAGTGGCTTTTTAAAACTGGTATTTTGCCAGCTCTTGCTGGTATTGTGCTAGTTACTGACTGCGAAAACAAAGCAATTCCAACCAATGCTCCTATTAATGGGAGTCTTTTGAATGGAAACTCTTGTATTTTCCTTGCAACTACTACAAACTTGTATTTAGGATTAATGTCTGAGTTGGTTAAGGGTGGAATTACTTGGGCTAGTTTAACAACTTCCAATTTATTAGGAACTCCAAACCAAATTATTGCTCCAACTGCTACTCATGCTAGTTGGTCAGACTCTTTAGACCAAGCTTTGTTTATTTACAATACTCTTAAAGTTGTAAACAAGAAAGTGCAAAATAACGTAATTAATGCCATTTATGGTCAGATGGGAGTTTCTTACTACGAAGGTATAGTACCTACTGCTAATGCTCAGCTAGAGTTTGCAGCAGCTCCTACTAATTTTACAAATCAAGCTGGATGGCAAATTGTAATGGGACCAGCTGCCACAGTAGGTCAACGTGGTCTTATTGCTCTTGATTTGCGATCTGATTGCTTGACCGATTATTCTTATATCGTATCTAAAGTAATTTCTATTCCTAACGGTCAGATTAAAAACCTTACTGTTCTTGAAGAATTAGTACAAACATCTGGTACTCTTGATGTTTTCTACAGAACTTCAGGATTTGGATCGATCTCAGGAGGATGGACGTACGTTGATCATTATCAAGACTTGTCAGGGCTTTCTGTTACAGGGCAAATTCAGTTTAAAATAACATTTAACGTCCAGACTACTGGGAAATCGTCTCCAGTTCAAGTTGCTGGTTTGTCTGTAGTATATGAAGCAAATGAAGAGTTGTCTGACAATTGGGAATATAGCTATGATGACTCATCTACACTAGTTCCTACTAGAGTTGGATTTAGATTGAAGTCTGCGTATGCTACTTCAGTTCCTACTAGTTTAAGATTTAGAGCATATGACTTAAGTGGTACTTTACTTATCAGTCAAAGTATTACATCAAATCCAAGCAATTTTCAATATTCCACAGATGGTGGGGTAACTTGGTTAAGTCTTGGTACAATTCCAAATGTTGTCGGTACGTTAGTGCGTTATAACTTCACAAGTCCTCCGGGAGTGGATGTGCGTCCAAGTATAAAGGATAGTTAATGTCTAATTTACTTTTTTCTGGTGGAACTATCTCACAAGGTACTTCCCTCGGAACCGTTTTTGGAAATCACTTGGTCACTGGGGGGACGGTTCAATCGACCTCTCAGGCTTGTATTCTAGATACTACTCCTCCAGTGTTTTCTGGAATTGGGTTTCTAACTCTTGGGTCTTTGGGACAATTACAAGCTCAGTGGGCAGCTGCTACAGATTTGTCTGGAAGTATCAGATATGAAGTATATGTCAAGGCAGGTACACCCTCTGGTATATTCAATGCTGTAAACATATCCATGGTTACTACCCAATTACAAGCTAGTGTATTTTCTCTAGGAGATGGTACATTGTTGCAGACCGCTGACACTTATTACGTTGGAGTTAGGGCAGTAGATGCTGTTGGAAACAGAGAAAATAATATTGTAACCCTTAGTCAAATAAGCCCGGGAGTTACTGGTGCATTAAACGCTTCAATCAGTGGACTATTTAATATAGACGACTTGAATCAATTAATTGCTACTTTTTGGGTAACGGACAGTGAGGGCGTAATTACTAATCCACTAAGATTAGGACTAGCTTCTTATGTTATCTATGACAGAAATGGCAGCTTAGTTCCGGGGATGGCAGAATCTGGGATAGCTCCAGACGCTGAAGGGTTCTTTGAAATCTTACCTGTTGCTTCTATTTTAGACTTAGACAATAATTTTTATGCTGCAAAAGTAACTATACTTGTTGACGGTGTTAACTTAACTTATAACTTGCCAATTATGCACTCTGCGGCAGGACATCAGTACGAGTCTCGTGCCATATTCTCTATTAGCTCTTCAAATGAGCTTCAGGGAACTCTATGGTGTACCAAAGATTCAGAAATGATTAGCGATGGGGTTTTAGGTGCAGCAAGTTACACTATTTATGACAAGAATGGAAATTCTATTGGTATTACTGAGTCTGGAATCTTACCGGACGTAAATGGGTACTATCAGATTTCTCCTGTAAACGCCTCATCTATATTAGACTTAACACACTACGTAGTAAAAATTACTATTATGGCATCTGGTGAGGCTAGGGTTGGAACTGTTGGTATAACTCTAGGAGAATAATGTCTAATATATCTGATGGAGCAAGACAGCGGTTTAGACAAAAGCTACAGAGCTTAGAATTTGCTGATGAAATTGTAGATGGATTGAATGAGTTTTTGCAAAGATTTGTTCTAATCTCTAATCAATTCTCTTCCAATGATTGGAATACAGTCCATACGTATAGTCCAGTAGAGGATAGCGCAGTTATGCTTACGTTCTCTGTTATAGCAAAAGAATTGGACACTGGAAAATATGCTGGATTTAAAAAGACAGCCATGTTTTATAAAGAAAATAGCTTGGTATCAGGTCTTACAATTCAACAATCTGATTTTACTGATGTACAAGAGAGGGGATTCTCTGTTAGATTTTTGGCAGAAGGTTCTCAGATTAAAATGCAAGTCAAGGGTTTAAGTAATAATTTAACAAAGTGGAAAGGGTCTATACAAATAGAACAACATTCGGGGGAATGAAATGGCTAACATAACGGGACTATTAACGGTCAATAACAAGCAAATTTTAGAGGTGGATTCTGATCCATCGGCGATTCTAGGAGTAGCTGCTCCTATTGGTTCACTGGCACTATTTGATTCTGGTTCATCTGGGCTTTTGTATGTAAAAAGTGGCTCAGCTGACACAGCTTGGTCAATTATTTCTACAGTAACTGCCGAAGACATTCAAGATGTAGTTGGTGGAATCGTAGCGAACTCATCAAATATTAGCATGAGTTATGACGATGCTTTAAATAAGATAAGCTCTGACTTGATTGATACTACAGTCACTGCTGGAGCTTACGGATTGGCAGGATCAGTGCCAAGTATTACGGTTGACGCGAAAGGTAGATTGACTGCTGCTTCTAACGTTAGTATTGCAATCGCTGCTTCTCAAGTTACTGACTTCAGCGCCGCTGCTGACGCTAGAATTTCAGCACAAAAAGCTCAGCCATCTGGATTAGCTACTTTGGACGCAACAGGGAAAGTTCCTGCTGCTCAGTTGCCTAGTTTTGTGGACGATGTTTTAGAATTTAGTGATTTGGCTTCATTTCCAGTTACTGGAGAAAATGGCGTAATTTACGTTGCAATAGACAATAATAAAACATACAGATGGTCAGGCTCTACTTACATTGAAATCTCTCCTTCAGCTGTTACTTCTGTCTTTGGTCGCTCTGGTGTTATTTCTGCTCAGAGTGGAGATTACTCTGCTGCTCAAGTTTCTAACACACCAGCTGGTAGCTTGTCGTCTGTAACAGTACAGGCTGCTATTAACGAACTAGATTCTGAGAAACAACCAGTGGATGCAACGTTAACTGCACTTGCCGCTTTCAACAGCAATGGTATTGTAGTTCAGACTGCTGCTGACACTTTTGCAGCAAGATCAATTGCTTCAGGAACTGGAATCACTGTTAGTAATGGAGATGGAGTCTCAGGAAATCCTTCGATTGCTATCTCTGCCAGTGGTGTTACAGCGTCTACATACGGCTCTGCTTCTCAGGTTTCTTCTTTTGCTGTTAACGCTCAGGGCCAAATAACCTCTGCTTCAAACACTTCTATCAATATCACTGCTTCACAGGTTTCAAACTTTAATGAGGCAGCTCAAGACGCTATGGGGGCTGCTATTTCTGATACAGCTACCGTAAATCTTAGTTACGATGGCGTGTCTAACTTGCTAACTGCTGACGTTCTTCAGGCTGGCTTGGATCACGGCTCTATCTCTGGTTTGTCAGACGATGACCATGCTCAGTACGCTCTGTTAGCAGGACGTTCTGGTGGACAAAGTTTAGTGGGTGGAAGTGCTTCTGCTAATGACTTGTCTCTTAGTTCTACAAGCAATGCAACAAAAGGCAAAATCAAGCTAGGTGCTAGTTCTGCTTTTGACGAAGCAAATACAAGACTCGGTATCGGTAGCAATGCTCCAGACAGCTTATTGCATTTACAAGAAAACAATGTAAAATACAATATTAGTGCAAATAGCTCTACAACTTCTGGCGCAGTAAATGCTGTACTGGCTTCTGTAGCCACTGCTTCAAACTCAGTTGAACTAGTTAAAGTTGTCGTGACTGGAATTAGAACAAATGGAAGCAATGAATCAGTTGCTTACGAAAGAACTTTAAGAATTAAAAATAATGCTGGAACTGTATCGCTTCCAACAGTACAATCAGACTATACGTCAGAAGACGCCGCACTAAGTCCTGCCAACATAGCTGCTATTGTCAATGGATCATCTGTTGACATTAGAGTAACAGGCGTTGCTTCTTGTGACATAACTTGGAAAATTGTAGTTAATAGGATGAGATAATGGCTAATTTGGGTTCCATTACGATTAATGAGATAGAGATCATTGAGGTAGACGCATCTCCTGCTGTTTCTGGAGTGGATGCTTCTATTGGATCGCTGTCTATAAACACTAATGGAGACTCATTATTTTTAAAAACAGGACCGTTAACTACTGACTGGGGTTCTATTGGAGTTGAATACTCTTATAGAATTGGAACGGCTAATCAAACTAAAAATACAGTAACATACTCAAGCGTGACAGAACTTACTTCAGGGACGTTGACCACTGGAACTTACATGTTTAACTGCTTTGCGATATGCCAATCTACGTCAGCAGCTGCTGGTATAGGTTTGCGAGTTGGGGCAGAGACTGCAACGCTTAGTGATACGTTTGGAAAATGGATGGTTACACAAGCCACCGAGGGAACTGCCAAAAACTACCAGTATGACCAGCTAAACTCTACTACAAATTTTAGTTCCGCAGCAGCTCAGACTGCGAATACAAACTTTATTGTAAATGGTAATGGAGTTGTGACTTTAACAACTGAAGGCACAATTGCTGTTCAAATTAGGTCTGAGACAACGGCAGCGGTTAGTATTCGTATTGGCTCGATATTTTATTTAAAGAAGATATTATAATGGCAACAAGAAGAATTAAGTCCACTCTTAACAACAAGTACACTCAGCCTCTTAAGCTAAGAATGGGTAGAAAACTTGTAATTACTTTAAACTGTGATTATAATTCAGTGCTATTTACTCAGTCACATATTGCCAGTATATCCAAAGATTACCAGCTACAAGTGTGGGCAAAGTTTGCACAAGACAATTTTGATGGGATTCATATAAAATCATATGTAGAAAAAGACACTGAGGTTATGCAATCAGCTAATCACACCTTTGACATATACACGGTTGCCACTGACTCTAACTGGGCTGAGACATTCGTAGTGTCAAAAGCAGGCACAATTCTACCAGACGGCTCTTTTAAGTGTGCTGTTACTGCTTCAGACTTCCCTCCAAGCATCTCAATAGACGGGGACCTTACTCTAGCAATAAAGACCACTTGTACAAGACAGAGTTCAAAATTTGCTAAAAAGATATACGTAAATCACTTGGGTATATACGATAGTGTTGTGAGATTGAGACAGGATGTTGAATTCCTTGATATTACGAAATTGGACGAATAGGCGATTTATATGTTCATAAGGTATTAAGTGAAAATTAGACTTAGAAATCCTAAAAAAAAAGAAGATCACGCGGGTAAATTCTTAACCATGCGTACAAAATACAAAAGAATGAAAATTATAACTATTATACTAGCTAGTAGCTGGGTTATAGCAGGAGGAATTAAGTATGGTCCGCAAATTTGGGAAACTATACAAGGTCTTATCTAAAAAAGGTAAGAACTTGGGCACAGCTACGACAAAAGAAGCAGCTGAAAAACGCCTACGTCAAGTTGAGCATTTTAAAAAGAAAAAGAAGAAACCAGCCGGTCATTGGGGCTGGTCTGATGATGTCCCTGAGTCTCCAGTCGATTAATAAAAAATAACAACTTATAGAAACCTACCCAATAATGGATGGTTAACTTAATCCCTACACAAGCGGGACAAAGGAAATATATGTTTACACGTTATAGGTTAATGAATGAATCAAGTGAAGGCGGAGAAGGCGGTGGGATTTCTAATATTCCAGCCGAATCAGCTAATTTAGAAGGCGGAGAAGAAGGGGAAGAAGAGTCCCTCACCCCGGCTGAAATCAAGAAGTACAAAAAACTACAGCTTAAATTCAATGGAAAAGAAATTGAAGAAGACCTAGATTTTGAAGTCGATGATAAACAACGCGAGTGGATGACTAAACAACGTCAAAAAGCCATGCTTGCTGATCATAAGGCTAACGAATATAGCCAGTTAGAGCGTGAAGTGGGTGCTTTTATTCAAGAATTGCGTACAAATCCAAGAAAAGCATTGCAAAATCCAGCTATTGGCATGGACATTAAACGTTTTGCCGCTGAAATCCTACAAGAAGAGATCGAACAGTCACAAAAGTCTCCAGAACAGATCGAAAAAGAAGAGATGCAACGTGAACTCGAAGAGTTAAAAGCTGAAAGAGAGCGCGAGAAGTCTGAAAATGAAGCTAGAGAGCTTACTAGATTGGAAGAACGTGAGTTTGAACGTTATGACCAATTGCTTTCTCAGGCAATCGAATCGTCTGACCTACCTAAGTCTCCGTATGTTGTTAAGAAAATGACTGAATACATGATGTTAGCAGTGGAAAACGGTATTGACGTTCAACCTTCTGACGTAATTGGTATTGTTCGTGACGATATTCATAAGGACATTCAGGATATGTTCCAAGTAATGCCTGCTGAAGTGATCGAACAGATCGTAGGTAAGGGAACTCTTGACAAGTTGAGAAAGAAAAGAATTGCTGGCGGGGCTAAACCTCCAATCCCAGTTAAAGCTGGTCTAAGAGATACTGCACAACAGAAGAAAGAAGAGCCTAAGGTTGACAAAAAACAAACAATGCGTGACTTTTTCGGAGTATAAGTGAGCAAGTTTAAAAAATTAAAATCAGTTGTGATGAATAAAAAAGACAAAGACCCTGCCGGAGGCTTAACTGCTTCCGGTCGGTCCAAGTATAATAAAGCCACTGGCTCTAATCTAAAGCCCGGAGTTACCGGAGCTGCTGATACTCCAGAGAAAATGAGAAGGAAAGGATCATTCTTGACCCGATTCTTTACTAATCCATCTGGTCCAATGAAAGACGACAAGGGAGAACCCACTAGATTAGCTCTTTCTGCTGCAGCATGGGGTGAACCTGTGCCTCAAAATGCAGAAGATGCAGCTAGATTAGCCGCAAAAGGTCGAAATTTGTTGGAAAAGTATAAAAATACTAAAGAGTAGGGTGTATTTTAACAACTGATGTTGATAAATCATGTGTATTTAGCTGGAATGATGTAGATCGGCTCAAATTCAAAGTAAACCAACTGAGAATTAAGCAGTACCGAAACAGGGTAAGCGACAAGATAGTAGATTGTCAATAAAAAAACAACAAAAAAGGAATTAATATGTCTATTTCGTATCAAGCAAAAAGCTCTCCTGTATTAGGTAAGCAGCTTTCTGTTCAAGAAATTGTCGTTGAGTGTAATGCAGTAGCAGCTACATCTGACGCCCCATCAATCGTTTCAATTGCTAACGGTACAATCGCCGATACAGTAATTACACTTGACATTGGTGAGCCAATTGCAAAGTGTCATTCTGTTCAGGTATTGGTTCGTTCTACAGGAGCTATCGTTCCTTTGGAAGGCGCTCCTTCGCTTGCAGTTGCAAACAAAATCTCTGTACAAATCGATGGTACATCACAGACTGATCTGTGTGTTATCGCTAAGTACAAAGTACAAGAATAATTAAATAAAAAAAGGAATAACAAATGTCTAGTGCAAATAAATTTTCAACTGATACCGTTGGTAACCTCAATGGTTTCTTCAAAGAAGTCTATGCAGATAAACTTCAAGAGCTTATCCCAGAAGGTCTTAAACTCGTTAACATGATTAAGTTCATTGGTAAAGAGAAACAAGGCGGAAACCTGTTTCACCAACCAGTAATTCTTGGTATGGAGCACGGTGTTACTTTCGCTTCTTCTGATGATGATGCTTTCAACTTGAACCCACCTGTTGCTGGTGTAATTAAAGATGCTCAAGTTCGTGGTAACCCTATGGTTATGCGTTCGCTTCTTGGTTATACTGCTGCTTCTCGTTCTGTTGGCGGAAAAAACGCTTTCATGGATGCTACAAAGTATATTGTTGCTAACATGCTTCGTTCAATGTCTAAAAAACTTGAAATCCACCTTCTTTACGGCCAAAAAGGCTACGGCGCTGTTGCTTCAGCTGCTGTTGGTCAAGTAATTACTATTGCTACAGCTGAATGGGCTCCTGGAATTTGGGCTGGTGGCGAAGGTATGCCAATTGAAGTTCGTGACTCTGCTGGTACAGTAAGTCGTGGTGAGTTTACAATTGCTTCTGTTGATATGGACGCTCGTACAGTTACTGTAACAGCTTCAGCTCAAGTTGCTGGTGTTACTACTGGCGATATTATCTATCACAAAGGTGCTTTCGGTAATGAATTTGCTGGTATCCACAAGATTCTAGAAAATACAGCTACTCTATTTAACATCAATGCTGGTACATATAACCTATGGAAAGCTAACAGTTATTCAGTTGCTGGTGCTTTATCTTTCGCTAAGCTTTCTAAAGCTGCTTCACGCGCTGTAGAAAAAGGCTTGGATTCTAAGCTTACTGTTTTCGTTAACCCTCGTGGATGGTCTGATCTTCTTCAAGATCAAGCTGCTCTTCGTATGTTCGATCAGTCTTACTCTGCAACTCAGCTTCAGAACGGTGCTAAGTCTCTAAAATTCCATTCTCAGAATGGCGAACTTGAGATTATCCCTTCTATCTATATCAAAGAAGGCTACGCTTATGCTCTTTCTATGGAAGAGTTCATGAGAGTTGGTTCTTCTGATATCAGCTTTAAACGTCCGGGTTACGGAGACGAGTTCTTCCGCGATCTTGAAAACTCAGCTGCTTATGAGTTACGTCTTTATACCGATCAAGCCCTATTCTGTATGGCTCCGGGTAAAAACGTTCTCTTGACTGGTGTAGTTAATAACGCTTAATCCCTCCTAGTAGTACAATAAGAAGCCCTGCCGTTCTGGTGGGGCTTTTTTATTTTAGCAGAGATTAACAACTATATGCAGATTCATCCCTCAGGAGAATAGATGTCTAAAATCACAATTAAGGGAACGACTATTGTCCTCCCTACATCTGGTTCAAGTCCGAACTGGGCACCAGCTATAATCGAGTCAATTGAGGCTCTAGCTGACGCTATAAACTCGGTTTCCGCCACTTATGATGTTCCCCCACAAGCACAAGATATCGACGCAAATAACTCAGCTACCAACGTGGACTTAAATAACCTAAGTTTTCCAAGTGCCGACGTTAGAGCCGCTACTATTTACTACACTGTTTATCGTAAAACTGCCAATTCTGGACCTTCAGATGGTCAGGAACTGACAGAAGCTGGGACATTAGAAATCAATTATAATGCATCTAACCCTCCTACTCAGAAATGGGAAATTGTCCGCGTTTTTCAAGGCGAAGGGCAAATTACTTTCAGTATCACTGACTTAGGCCAGATTCAATTCTCTACAAGTCCACTAACTGGAATCAACCATGATGGAATTGTTTCTTATAGAGCTATTTCAATTTTAAATGATTAATTACAAGGAATAAATAATGTTTGGTATCAAAAAATTCTTACTCGGGCTTAAAATCGTTCCTAAGACTTCTTCTACGGCAGACGCTAAAGGGGAATTAGAGGTTATTGACTCTACAGGCAAGCTAGGTTACCATAATGGTACATCTGTTTCCCCGGTAGTTACTGAATCTCACAGCGCCACCCTTACAAATAAGACAATAGACGCTGATTCTAATACAATCACAAATATCGAGAACGCTGACATTAAAGCAGCTGCTGCAATTGACGCTTCTAAGCTCGCAGATGGCTCTGTTTCTAACACAGAATTCCAATATATCTCTACAGTAACTTCAAACGTTCAAGATCAGCTAAATTCTAAAGCTACCGCAACTGGATTGTCTGACCATATTAACGATACAGTAGATGCTCACGATGCTTCTGCTATTTCAGTATCTGCTATCTCTGGATTAGCTGCAACGGAAGTTCAAGCCGCGCTTGCTGAACACCAAGTTGAGATCGAAAACACTTATAATGATCTCGGCGCTCACATTACAGATACAATTGATGCACATGATGCCTCTGCTATCTCTTCTATCCCTTCAGGCAACCTAGCTGCTACTGAAGTCCAAGCCGCTTTAAACGAGCTACAATCAGATATTGACACACGGGCTACCACATCTGCTCTAGGAGCACACACAGGGGCTACATCAGCTCACGGAGTGTCTGGTGCTATCGTAGGAACGACTGATTCTCAAACATTGTCATCCAAGACTCTCACTTCTCCAGTATTAAACTCTCCTTCTATTGTTACTCCAAGTCGTTCTGACGTTAAACAAGACACTCTTGCTAACTTAGTAACCTATGCTGCATCATTTACCCCTCCTGCTGGTAATGGTCAGATGGTATTTGCTACTGATACTAAAGCTATGTATCAAGTTGTTGACGCTGTTTTGGTGTCAGTTGGTTCAGGCGGCGGCGTTGCTAACATAAACGCGCTCTTAACTCAGACTTTTGACTCAGCTATCTTAGCTAACTTCACCCAGACTGGGCTTGCGCTTACTACTTCCAATCCAATTGATGGAACTCAGTCTGCTCGTCTGATTCACCAAGCTGCTTCTTCTCAGTCATTCAAGCAAGTAATTGCTGTTGACAGAAAATACCGTGGTGACTTGATGGCAATGTCGCTTCAAGTGCGCTCTTCTGCCACTTCAGGCAACTTGACTCTCCTAGTTACAGACGAAACAAACTCTGCTGTAATCATGGCTTCTAGCTCAATCTCAACGAGCCAGTACCAAGTTGCTACAGCCGTTACAAACGCTACTACGACTATTTCTGGCTTCTCTAACGTAGATATTAACTTGCTTAAAGTGGGCATGACTATTACTGGTGCTGGTATTCCAACTGCCACAGTAATTAGCTCAATCAATACAGCTGCAAATACTATTGTAATCTCACAAGCTGCTACGGCTTCAGCCACTATTACGGCTAAGTTCTCAGCACTTCCTGATCGCAAGACGTTTAGCTTTGTAATTCCAACAAATTGTGCCAGTTTATCATACACAGTTACTGCACTTCAAGAAGCTGGTCTTCCTGAGTCGTATGTAGATGACGTTGTTATTGAGCTTGCTAATGTAAGTCTTTTGGAGACTTCTGTTACAGTGCCTAACCTTACCGCTTGGCAGGGGTATACTCCCACAATTCAAGGATTCGGTACTCCAAGTGCTATTGAATTTGAATGGAGACAGGTGGGAGAAAATGTAGAAATAAGAGGTAAATTTACTTCAGGAACCCCTACTTCAGTACAAGCCAGATTTTCTCTTCCAAATGGATATACATCTGCTGGTTCTGGTATTATTCCAAGTATTCAGCCTGTTGGAAAATGGGTACGTTCTGCTGGAACAGGTAACACTCAAAAACAAGCAGTAATACTGATAGAACCATCTGTTAATTATTTATCAATAAGCTTAGATGATTCCACAAATGCTATTAATCCATTAATTAAACAAAATGGAGATGTAATATTATTAGCTTCTGAAACAGGAGCATTCTTCGCATCCGTTCCCTGTGCTGGTCTATCAGCCTCTTCCTCTGTTGCCATTCCCCTAACCCAGAGTGGGTTAGTGCAGGAAGCTGATACTAGTATTAACATGTCTGCTGGTACTACTCTAGCTGCTGCTAACTTCTTATTTACTACTACCAATAAGTTTATAGGATCAGCTATTTCTTACAATGGAGCTACTGGAGAATTTACAATACAGAAATCTGGAGTGTACACAGCTCATGCACACGCAGTTCCGGCAGGAAATGCAAGTCCATCTATTCAATTACAAGTAGATGGAGTAGTAAGAAGTTATACAACTATATACCCCTCTACAGGAGCAGGTGGAGTTGTTAGTTTTTCAGAATTTTTAGATGTTGGACAGAAAATAAGATTATTGAATTTAAACAATACATCATCTGCTGCTATAATTACAATTGTAAAAGAAGGCTCACTAAAACAAGTATCCGTAAACACAAACAGCAAGATCACTATCCCAACTTCTGAGCTACGCTTTGAAGGTGCTAGTTCTAGGGGTTCAACAGATACCTTTATCATTAAGTTTGACACGCAAGCTAAGATTCGTGGAGATGCCTTCACTGTAACAAACAATGCAACAAATGGTACGTATGTAACAATGACAAAGGCAGGCTTGCTTTCTGTAAGTTCTACGCTTTATTTTACGTCTACTGCATTTATGTCGATTACAAAAAATCAAGCAGTATTGAATGTAACTCCTGCTGCATCTGAAATTCTATCCGGTGAATTTTCAACAGGAACTAATGACACATACAATCCATCTTGGACAGGGTTTGTTAATGTTGGTGATGTTATTCGTGTAGCACTAAGTTCTCCTGTAAATCCGACTGCTAATGCAAGCAATATCCTCAATCTCTCATTCCAAGAGCAAGAAATCCAAGTGTCAGTCTCTAACACCCTTCCCCAGTTTAGCGAAAGCGATAGCTGTGTGCGCTTATCTGGTGCTAATGGCTTTGGTTCATCTGCTACTACAACACGTAGATTTGCCAGTACTATACAGAATATTGGAACGGATATTGAGTACATTGATAGTGCTACGCTTGGTGGGCAGTTTATTGCTAAGGCGAGTGGGATTTATAACGTAAGCTATACTGAAGAATCTTCAGCGAATGTTACGGAAACAACAGCTCAAATCATGCTTAATGGTAGTACTTATTTAGCCTATGACAATCAGCAACTGAATACGGCATCGGTTGTTTTAAAACAGGCTACAGCTAGTTGGTCAGGGTACTTAACTGTAGGGGATGTAATAAGTGCCAAGGTATCTAGTCCCAGTGGAAATACAGGTTCGGATACTCGCTTCACAATCTCAAAAGTAGGCAAGCCTAACGTAACAGGGGTCAATGTTACTCCTTTTGTTAACGTGCCTCAGCCAGTTAGTCAGCATAGTTTTATGGACATAACTCAAACGGTTGGAACAAGTGCAACAGTTACTGGAGCTTTAAATAGGAATACTGCTAATGGTATCTTTTCTTATAACTCAAGTACTGGGGTATATACAGCATTAAAAACTGGTAACTATACTATTAGTGCAATGCTTCAAGTTGGAGTAACTCAAGTACAAGCTACTATCTTCTTGGACGGAGTAGATGTTGCTCGTCAATTTGAGAATGGAGCAGTTACTGGAGGAGCAAGTTGTTCATACGCTGGTATTATAAGTGCTGGGTCTACTTTTTATGTATCTAACTCAAGTGGAGCAGGAAGCAGTTCTAGACAGGTAGTTTCAGTCCTAGCAACAGCAGCTTCTGATACCATCCTCACAGCTCCCGAAACCTTCAGCACAGACACGGCTGCTTTAACTTGGGCACCAGATACTCAGTATACACTTTCTACTTTGGCAAATGCTCCAGTAGGAACTTTCATTACTTTTAGATACGCAGCTAATACTAATACTCGTACACAAACTACGGTTTTGCAAGCACCTGCTCAAACTACAGCTAATATGAATGCAAATGGGATATTGATTTATACTAGAGCTTATAACGCTGCTAGTACAGATGCTCAGCCAGCGGCTATTGCAATACAGATTGGAAAGGGATTGAAAGGGATTAGCAGGAATTTATACAAGAGTACAGGAAAAGTAACGGCAGGGAATTTAGATTTCTGGGTTGCTGGAACGACTGATGATATTGGTGTTAAATATAACACTTATAACGAAAGTACTGGTATTTTGTATATAGACGCTGGCAATATTTCACAAACTACAACTGTATCTCACGCCTTTTTATTTGAAGATATTACATCGCAAACTTCAGGCTACCTCGTAGTAAACGCAAGCAAGAATCCTGCTCTCACTGGGCTTGGAATTGACAGAGTTGCTGCTAGAGCTGTGCAGACTAGTGGGCAGAGTATTCCAAATAATACAGCTACTGTAGTTACTTGGGATGCAACTAAAACATTTGATACTCATAATGCTCTAAATTCTGCAACTGGTGTATTTACTTGCCCGGTGTCTGGATACTATAAAGTGGACGCTGGTGTACTTTATACATCAGTAGCTTGGGCTGCAACTTCTGGAGTAGAGCTTAACATTTATAAAAATGGAAATGTTACTACAAATACTAGAACTGTAACTCAAGCAATTACTACAAACTTTGGCGTAACTGTATCAGATACTATTTATCTAAATAAAGGCGATACTGTGTCAATTGCCACCTATCAACCTAGAGGATCAGCAACTACTCTATTTGCTAGCTCAGGAATACACAACTACTTTTCAATCGCTAAAATTTCAGGGATAAACTAATATGATACGAATAAGCATCATCAAAGAATCACAAGTAACTAACCAAGCCTCTTTCCCAACTATGGAGGAGGCTCAAGCTTGGCTTGCTTCCCACGAAGGCATGGGAACATTCGGTCATAAGGATATCTTCTCTTCACAGGAAGTACTTATCTCTGAAGAGGTTCGCGGGCCTGTTCAAGTTTTAGTATCTGAAGCTACTTTCGACTCATACGGAGACGAAGTTGACCCTGCTGTGTATGAAATCGATCCAGACGGCGTTATTTCGCCAGCTGTGTATGAAACTCAGACTGTTTTAGTTAGCCCAGCTCAATATACTGTAGAGATAGAAGATATTACAGCGCAACTTGCGGCAGAAGCCGAGTCAGTTGCCGCTTTAGCTTATCTAGCTGCTACGGATTATATTGTAATCAGAGCTATGGAACGTGGGGAAGCTCTATCTGTCGAATTTAAAGCAGAAAGAGACGCAGCAAGACTTAAAGTTATTTAAATAATAGGAGTTTTATGTTACAATTAGTAGTGTTATTCAGAGCAATGCAAATGTTTAGTCACTCTGCTCACCTTATGTGTGCTAGAACCGTATTCTTTCAAGATCACGAGTTCTTCGGCTCAGTATATGGACAAGCTGAAGGTTATTTCGACTCTATTTCAGAGCGAATGATCGGGTTAGGTCAAGAAGAACAGCTTAAATTACAGTCAGTAATGTCTGCTGTGTGTCAAAAGCTAGCTTCTGCTCCTTGTTGTGGAGTAAAAGAGAATAAGGAATACTATGCGTTCCTTCTTTCCCAAGCTGAAGAAGCTTGTAAGCTGTGTAATCAGCTTTGTAAGAGCGATGCTTCTGAGGGAACGAAGAATTTAATAGCTGGCATTGCAGATGAGTTAGAAGTATTGAAATATAAGATTTCTAGACGTTTAAAATAATAGGATTTACATGTCCGATACTGATTTAGTATATGGTTTAGACCTAACAGTTACAGTACCCGGGTCTCTTGGGATTGGAACGATTAAAGACGAGGGTAAAGTTCGCTTTATCACCGCAGGCGCTGGTCCAGCTAACGTAGTTCGCGTTAGAGCTAGAATTGTAAACCAAACAACTTGGGTTACATTGTCTGATTTGACCGGCAACGTTAATGAGTTGATCGATGTCTACGGATACGATCAACTCGAAGTAGTATGTCTAGTGTTTAACCCAGTAAACGGGCTACATTTCAGATTACTAGCTAGTAGTTTTGATGCTGCGAGTATATTCTTCTCCACTCCAGACGGTGTGATAGATGGAGCCTCTGTTATTTCGTTTATATCAACGAATGGTAGCGTAGATATCTCGGCTAACGAACTCACCGGCGAAATAGACTTCCAAATAACAGGAAGCGCAACCCCTCCTCACGTAGCTAGCTTTCTATCTACTGATTGGGTGTCAGATTCTGGACAATATCAGATCACCGTATTAGCTGATGATCATCTTAAGGGTGCAAATCCTACAGTTCAGATATACGAAGAAGTTTTGGGTCTTTTTGAAGAAATAGAAGCCCCGATCGAATTAAATATATTAGGCGACATAACAATTATAGTCGAACAAACTCCAGATTTACGATTTAACGGAAAAATAATTATTTCATAGGAGAAATAAATGGCTGACCAGAAGTTTAAGAGCAAGGTAAAGTTACAGGGTGGGATTAACCTTCCTGCACAAACTGCATCTACGGTCCCAGTAATTGATTCTAGTGGAGATATTGTCTCTAGTGCGGTATCTGATGTAGAGCTAGATTATCTTTCTGGTGTTTCAAGCTCAGTTCAGGATCAGATTACTGCTGCTCAGGATAGTGCTACTCAAGGTATAGATGATGCTGCTTTAGTGGCTACTTCACTATCTGATATGAATGAGCCGACAGGCTTCTTGAACAGAGCAGATTCTCAAATCTCATTTGTGGATGGAACTAGAACTTTCACAATTCAACCAGCTGTAACTTCTTTTGATTTTTATGTAAAGAGTGCAAAATATACTGTATCAGCTGCTCAAACTTTAGTAATTCCAAATACTAGTGGAAATCACTACATTTATTATAACCAGTCTGGAGTTTTAGAAAGCACTACTGTATTTAGCTCTGCAATCATAGAACAATTTGCTTTTGTAGCAATTGTATACTGGAATGCAAGTATTAGCTCTCACACTTATTTCGCAGACGAGAGACACGGCATAACAATGGATGGAGTAACTCACGCTTACCTCCACACTGTTTTTGGCGCAAGATACCTGTCAGGATTAGCCCTATTAGGCTTTAGCGTAGATGGTACAGGGGATGTAAATTCCAACGCTCAGTTCACAGCAGATTCTGGGTCTATTAGAGACGAAGACATTCTTCATCAATCCCTAGCTCAATCACAAATCCCAATCCTTTACCGAAGTGGAACCCTTTGGCGCAAGAAAGCTGCCGATGCTTACCCTGTTATTTACAGTGGGACAGCTGGATATACTGGGGCAAATGGAAGACTTGCTTTCAACGAATTCACTGGAGGAGCTTGGCAATTAACTGAAGTTCCTTCTCTTGACTTCGTATTAGTGCATTTATTTGCAACTAATGATATTGACAATCCAATTGTTGCTATTCAAGGTACTGCTTCATATACCACTTCTTCTGCTGCTAGAACTAATGCTAACTTAGAAATTTCTACTCTTAGCGGAATGCCATTTGCAGAATTCGTCCCAATGGGTAGCGTAATCTTCCAAACAGCTACTGGCTACACTAACGCTACAAAATCTAGAGTCCGTTCAACAGACACTGGAGCTGAGTACGTAGATTTCAGAGGAACTCAGTTATATACTCCAGCAGGGGAAGCTTCTTCTCACGGATTATTGTCTGGACTTTCTGCTGACGATCATTTACAATACCATACTGACGCTAGAGGAGACATTCGTTACTACACTAAGTCTCAAGTTGATACTACAGTTTCGGGATTACAAACAGATATTAACTCTAGGATTCTTACCACTGCTAAGGGTAGTGCTAATGGCGTTGCTTCTTTAGATGCAAACTCATTAATCCCAGTTAATCAAATCCCTCCTGCGGCACTTGAACGTTTAGTTATTGTTGCCGATCAAACTGCTAGATTCGCTCTTACTACTGCAACTGTTCAAAATGGCGACACCGTATTACAGACAGATACTAGTCTTATGTACTTTGTTAAAGACGACACAAACTTAGATAATGCTGGTGGGTACGCTGTTTATTCAGCTGGAGCCGCGTCCTCTGTAGCTTGGGGTGGTATCACTGGTATCCCAGCTCCAGTTAGTTCATTATCGGGAACAAATACTGGCGACCAAACGATAACTCTAACAGGAGATGTCACTGGTTCTGGAACAGGTTCATTTGTTACAACGCTTGCAAATACTGCTGTAACTCCTACTGGTTACGGGTCTGCAACTCAAGTTGGAACATTTACTGTTGATTCTAAAGGTCGTTTAACCGCTGCTAGTAACACATCTATCGCAATTCCAGCTTCTCAAGTTACTGATTTTGATGAAGCAGCTCAGGATGCTGTAGGGACTATACTTGTCGACAGTTCGTCTATTGATTTTTCTTACTTAGATGGAACTCCTTCTATTTCAGCAACAGTATTGCCTGCTGGAGTAGACCATGACTCTTTACTTAACTACGCAGCAAATGATCACGTAGATCACTCTACTGTATCAATTAGCACTGCCGCAGACTCTGGTTTAGCTGGCGGTGGAGACATCACTGCTACTCGTAGCTTATCTGTGGACATTACAGGCACCACTGCTTTAGCCGCTACCCCTGACAACGCCGATGAGCTTTTGATTTGGGACGTTTCAACTTCTGCTAGAAAAAAAATAACTGTAGCTGAGTTATTGGCTGGAGTGGCTGTAGGTTCTGCTGGAGACATTGAAGAGACTAGCTTTGCTGTAGCTAATAACCAAGTAGCCGCTGCCAGCATTACTGGGTTTGCATTCAGTAATACCACAGTTAGGTCATTTAGTGCCCTTGTAAGCGTTGAAATTGACGCTACTTTAGGGTTATTTGAAACATTTGAACTAGTTGGAATCAATAAGGCAGGGTCTTTTGATATGACAATTAGTGCAGTTGGGGATGAATCTGGGGTAACATTGTCGATCACAACAGGGGGTCAAGTCAGATATACTTCGGCAAATTATTCAGGTTTTGTTAGTGGATTAATTAGATTTAGAGCAACCACGCTTAGTATTTAACAACTATTTATAGAAAAAAAGGATGTATTATGTTTGGGAAAAGTAAAAAAATGAGCCCCTTGGAGCAAAAAGCTAAGATGAAAGCCCTTAAAGAGGCTAACGGGATGGCTTCTGATATGCTTAAAGGTCACCTTTCTGGCTTAAAAAAAGTCACAGTAGCTTCAGACTCTAAGTCTGGATTGAAAGAAGGACTTAAGAAAGCAGAAGAGATCGTTAAAGAAGAAGACGAAAGCTCTCCTTTTGGTAGGTTTAGCGACGACGAAGAGTCTCAAGCCCATGAAGATTCAGAAAGTGACGATGAAGAATATGATGAACATGAGTCAGGCGGATCAGAAGATATGCTTGCTGAGTGTGAATCAGAAGAAGAAATCGATGATCTTATCAAGAAACTTATGGAAAAGAAAAAGAGCCTACAAGCTTAATTAGGAGCTTATAATGGCCAAGCCTTACTATACTTCAAATTCATTAATTGAAGCGGTTAAACGTAAAATGGCTATTCCTATAGCCCAAGTTACGTTCGCTGACAATGATATTTTAGCATTTGCTAATGAGGAAATGTTCCTAGAACAGGTTCCTAGTATATTGCAATATCATGAAGAATACTTAGTGTTCTCTCAGAACGTTCCTATGATTCCTAAGCAGTCGCGATATCCAATTCCAAATCGAGCGATCGGTATGAAGTTGCGTGATGTGTTTTATAGAGACCTTAGTGGACAATTAGTTCAGATGTCTAGGATCAATCCAGATGATAGATCGTTCTTTGAAGTCAATTCAAATACAACGCCGATTCCTATTCACTATTACTTACAGAATAATACCTTAGTTATTACTCCAGAAGTTACACAAAATGCAACGGGGAATCTAGTATTCTCTTATTACTTGCGTCCTAACTCTTTGGTTACCGATGATCAAGCTGCAATTTGTACATCATTCACTAAGACAATTGTAGTAGATAATACAACGATTGCTTCTGGTAATACCATTGTAATTGGAACTCATGTTACAACTGCTGGTATTGACTTTGCAATAGGTGCTAATAGTGCTGCAACTGCTGCTAATCTATCTTCTTATATTGGTACATTAACTGATCATAATCTAGCATCTAGTGTGTCTAATAATATTGTCTCAGTTGCATATTCAACTAGAGGATTAGTATTCTCTACGTCAAATGTAGCTGGATTTGCTATTCAAGCTTCTATCACTATTAATACTACAACAATGCCTTCTGGTATTGTGGCTGGTGGACTTGTTGATCTTTTACAAACAGATGGCGGACATTCTACATTGGCATTTGATGTATTACTTGCTTCAAACTCAGTCAGTCCGACTTCTATAACTTTAGCAGAATCTCAATTACCTTCCGACTTTGTTGTTGGTGATTATATTTGTTCTCAATATGAATGTATTGTCCCTCAAGTTCCAACTGACTTACATAATCTTCTAGCAGAAAGAACTTGTGCTAGAATTCTAGAGTCTTTGGGTGATAAAGAAGGACTTCAAGCGGCAAACACTAAGATTGCTAATTTAGAAAGCAAACAGGCTACCATTCTAGATAGTCGAGTTGAAGGTTCTCCAATGAAGGTTCTAAACAGGACTGGATTACTTCGATCTTCTCGTATTCGATTTGGTCGCCGCGGTTAATAATAAAGGATTTAAATGTCCAGCACAGTTATATTAAAAGCTTCCGGACTTCAAACGTCAAGCAACGAACTAGATCGCCCAGATGGTGCTCTTATACAGGCGTCCAATGTAATTATCCGTAGGGATAATATGATTGAACAGCGTCGTGGTATTAAATTATACGGTGATCAACTCCCTACTATTAGCGATAGAGTAAAACAACTCACTACATATCGTAATCGAATTTTGCGTCATTTTGGCGAAACTATTCAATTTGATTCAGATGGTAGCGGCAAGTTTCAAAGCTTTTCTGGAGCTTTTGCGGAGACCGTAGAGGGACTTCGTATGAAGTTCGTTGAATCTAACGGTAATTTATATTTTACAACATCACAGGGTATTAAGAAAATCTCAGCTAAAAGCGCTAATGACTTTACTACTAGCCCAGACTTTATTGTTCCAGCTGGAGCTATTAAAGCAGTTGATCTAACTGGTAAAGTAGTATATACTGTTAATTCACAGTCAGCATGGTTCCCACAAGATTCAGCTGTTGCTTATAGAGTTGTTTGGGCTTATAAAGATTTGAATAATAATCTAATCCCGGGCTCACCTTCTCAACGTCTAGTTATCAGTAATCCAATGATCGATCTACTTGCTCAAGATTATATGCGAGTATTAGGTGTACTTGATGGGTTTGCAAATAGCCCACTTACGACAGCTAGAATAGATAATAAGAACTACCTAGAAACGCTGGGAGTTAACTTAACTGCATCTGCTACACAAATTCAATCTAGTATGATTGCTTTATCTACAAAATTAGATAACGACATTTTATACGCAAATCAAGCGGTTACTGCTCCTCTTAATATCTCTAGTTCTACTATAAGTAGTGGGATTTGTACTATAAACTTTAGTGCTGGAGATGCTAGGAACTATTTCATCCCGGGTTCTAAAGTATTCTTGGCTGGATTTAGTCCTGTTGCTCAGAGTGAAATACAAAAAGTTTCCTTCTCAGTCACTCCTTCATCTGGTAACTTTAGATTAAAATACGGAGCAAATGAAACTGCTGATATCGCTTGGAACGCAGTCGATACTACAATCCAAACCGCATTACGTTTAGTTGCTGGTATGTCAAATGTTGTAGTAACTGGTTCTGTAACTTCTGGAACTGGATTGACTTTAACATTCCCATCTAGTGACGGTAATCTAAATCAAGTTATTGCTGGAACTGTAAATACTTTAAGTCCAGCTAGTGTTATTACTACCTCGACTACTCAAGAAGGTATTGCCGCTGCTTCTGGTACATTAGACGGTGCTCAGGAAGTAGTAACTATAGACCCTACAGCTGGCGCATGGGTTACATTTAATACTAGCGCAGTTGGCGGAGTTACTTTAGCATCTGCTACTATTAATTCTAATACATATAGAGCAATTACAGCCCCTGACGTTCCTTCTATCCCTGCTACCAATGATGATCTAGTGGCTATGCAGACATATGTTTCTGACATTATTCTAGCGCTTTCTAGTGAGTTGCCCGCTGTTATTTCAGTGGCTGACCAAGTTGCGGTTTCAGATTTAGATATTACAACAACGGTTACAACTGAACTTACTATTACAATTCCAGAAGGAATTAATAGCAGTTACTTCTTCCAAGTATATAGGTCTTCTGTAGCACAGGCTACCGGCGCTTCTACTTTTGACGATGTATTTCCATCCGATGAATTGCAGTTAGTATACGAAGCTTATCCTACAACTGCTGAAACTTCTAGCGGCTTTATAGTTTTTGAAGACATTACCCCGGATGCTTTCCGTGGGGCTAATCTATACACAAATGCTTCAACCGGAGAAGGAATTCTCGCGGCTAATGAGCAGCCCCCTTTCGCTAAAGACGTTACCAGATACCGTAATAGCGTGTTCTATGCCAATACTAGAACTAGACAACGTATGGACTTGAACTTACTCGGCGTTACTCAAATGATTGCTGATTATAATAATAGTATTATTCCAACTGTAACTATTACAAATGGCACAGTAGATAACATATATAAGTTTATTCTAGGTGCTCAACAAACAGTAGAAGTTACGGCTATTGCTGGAACTACTCTGGGCGGCAAGTACTGGTTTATCAGCTCAACAGACGTTGACTATTACGTATGGTATAATACTGGAGCTAGTGTTGATCCGGCTATTGCTGGTAGAACTGGAATTCAAGTTGCTGTTACTACTGCTAATACTGCAACGGAAGTTGCAATTGCTACATATAATAAGATCGTTACATATATTCGAGATTTCATTATAACTAGAGCAACTGCAAAACTTACAATCCAAAATTTAAACGTGGGGTATGTAACTCCTGCTTCGGCTCAAACTAGTGGATTCACTCCTTTTACTACAACAATATCTGGTGTAGGAGAAGCAGTTAGACCACAGATAACTTCAGTAACAGCAGTTGCTGGAGCTAGTTATTTAAGCTCTGGGGTTTCTGATTCATTTAAAATCAATTCAACAAACGATCAACGTAGATATTACGTTTGGTTTAGTTCTGGAACATCCACTGATCCTGCTTTTTCTGGGTACGCTGCGCTTAAAGTTATTGTAGCTGGGACTGAAACTCCAACTCAAATGGCAGCTTTAATACAAGCTCAATTAGAGATAACTGGAGATTTCTTAGTTGCAGCTAATGTTGCAACTCTGACTGTCACTAATAAACAATTTGGTAGATGTACTGCTGCTTCTGAAAACGTAGTTAATGCTGGATTTCTAGTATCTACAACTCAGCTTGGGGCATTAGAAGTATTGCTTTCTCCTCTGGTTTCTCCTTCTCGCGCGGTCGATGAAACCGCTAGAAGTTTTGTTCGAGTTATCAATAAGAACCCAGAAGAGACGATCTATGCTTATTATATCTCTTCTACTTTTGACGTTCCGGGCAAAATGTCTCTTGAATCAAGAAGCTTAGAAGCTACTGAGAAGTTCTATGTTGTGGGAAATAATGATGCCACTGGTATTTCATTTAACCCAGATATTGGACCTGAAACATATATCTCTTCAACTGGTACTGGATTAACTCCAAGTGTAACTACTTCAGCTGCACACGGATTAACTTCGGGTGATCTGATTGTAATTACCGCTAGTAATACTTTTCCAGTTATTGATGGATTACAACAAGTAACCGTCACTGGGCTTAATACATTTACCCTAGACCATGCTTATATTGCAACAGCTGGAACTGCTGGTTCTTTTATTAAATCGGCTAATTCTGTATTTTCAGAGAATGAAGAAAAGATAAATAGAGTATATTACTCTAAATTTCAACAACCTGAAGCTGTTCCTCTAGTTAATTATTTCGATGTAGGGTCAGCTGATAAAGCAATCCTTCGTGTTATTACATTACGTAACTCTCTTTTTGTATTTAAAGAAGATGGTCTATATCGTATTTCTGGTGAGGTTGCTCCTTTCCAGCTTGAGTTATTTGATATTTCATTTAACCTTCTGGCTCCAGATAGCGCCACTGTTTGTAACAATGTAATCTATGCTTGGACAACTCAAGGGATTCAAAGTTTGACAGAAGGCGGGGCTTCAATTATCTCTAGAAGTATTGATAATATTATATTAAGAACTCAATCATCTAACTACCCTAGTTTTAAAACTGCAACATGGGGTATTGGATATGAGTCCGATAATTCGTATACAGCATACACAGTTAGTGTAGAGTCTGATGAAACCGCAACTATTGCGTATAGATACTCAACTCTTACTAATAGCTGGACTACATTAGACTTAGCACACAACGCTGGAACTATCAACCCTTCGGATGATAAACTATATCTAGCTGCTACTGATGTTCCTTATATTGAACAAGAAAGAAAAACATTTAGTAGATTGGATTACGCAGATAGAGAAATTACTTCTGTGATCTCACCAAATAAATTAATCGGTAATAAGCTATTACTAGCTAGCGTTACTGGTTTAGCGGTTGGGGATTGTTTAATTCAAGATCAAACGATTACAACTGATCAATTTAATACCCTATTGAACAAACTAGATAGTGACAGCGGTGTTACTTACACTAACTATCTAGCAACACTTCAGTTAGTTACAGGAGCAAGTCCCAGGGTTCAGTTAGAAGGTCTTGCTACTAAGCTAGATTCTGATACTGGGGTGACATATACTCAGTTCGCTAGTAAGATTGGTAATAAGACTGGGGTTATTAGTGCAAATACTGATGCTCCTGTTACTATTATAACCTCTGTTGGACATGGGTTATTAACTAATCGTGTTATATTGATAGATAGTAGTAACTCAGTTCCTTCAATTAATGGAACTCATTTGGTTACTGTTATTGATGCTAATACATTCTCTATTCCAACTACAGTTAAGGTAGCGGGAACTGCTGGTAACTTCCAGACATTAGATACAAACTTTGAAGATATTAAAGCTTGTTATAACTATGTTTGTGTAACATTGAATAGCGATACTGGGGTTTCATTTAATAACTATAAGATTATTGATAATAATACTACACAAGAAACTGTAATTACTGCTATCAATACTATTACAAAACAAGTTACTTTAAACTTATCTCTCCAGTATTTGGTTGGCGGGATTACTATATTTAAAGCATTTGAATCAATCATTACTTATTCTCCTGTTACAATGGGCGATCCTTTGATGTTAAAGCATCTTAGAGAAGCTACTATGATGTTTGAAACAAGAACATTTAGCGGCGGGACTTTATCATTTGCAACAGATTTATTGCCAGAATTTATACCAGTTACATTCACTTTAGAAGGTAATGGTATTTTTGGACATAGCAACTTTGGAACAGGGTTCTTTGGTGGGATGGGCAACTCGGCTCCGTTCCGTACTTATATACCAAGACAATGTCAAAGATGTCGTTATATGTTAATTCGTTTTTCACATAAGATCGCTAGAGAAGATTTTAAGATAACTGGATGTACTTTGACCGGCGAGATTGGTCAGTCTACTAGAGGTTACAGATAATGACTAAATTAGCAACATACAAACGTATTATTACTAGCGACTTTAACGATGATAATAAACAACTTGTTGAACAGCTTGCATTTCCTATCAACGATGGGTTTAATGCTTTGTACTTTGCCGTTGCGGGTAGATTAGGACTTCGAGATAATGTCTATTGTTCGGTTAAGGACTTAGATATTACAGTAGATGCTTCTGGAAACCCGACTTCAACTACAAGCTTTAACTTGGACAAACAGGGACAAGTTATTGGATGTCAGGTAATTTACGCTGCTAATCAAGTAAATACAGCGATTTATCCTACGGGACAGCCGTTTGTTAGCTTTACGCAGAATAATACATCTCTTGTTATTAATAATATTACAGGGTTACAAGCAAATCAAAGATATAGGATTAGAATAGTTGCATACTTAGGTTAACAACTATTCGTACTAGAGGTACAAATGTCATTACTCCCAGAAGATGAAAAGAAAAAAGTAGTAACCGGTCCAGTTGAACCAGTTGGACCTGTTTCAGTTCAGTCAACTCCTCCGGCTGGAGTCAATACTACTATCCCACTTAATCAAGTTCAACAAAAACAGCCCCAAAAGAAAGGGACTGGCTTCACTAATCTTAATCGTATTATGCAAGCTAACCAAGGTAATCAACTTGGACAGTCAGTTGCTGGTGGAGTAACTCAAGCTGGACAGAATCTACAGTCCGGCGTTAGACAATCTCAAGCTACATTTCAAACTGACGCAGATAAAGCTAGAGTAGATACCCAAGCTAATGCTGCAAAAAGAGCTAGCGTTTTAGGTAGATTTGATGCTTCTACATATAAACCAGATGAATCTAAATTTAAAGTAAGCGGTGGATTACAGTCTCAGTATGAGCAGAATAAAACTGCTCAACAAGCTGAAGCTGATAAACAGAAAGCACAACAAGCTGCACAACTGAAATTGGTACAGGATAAATTAGCCTCGGATAGAGCTAACCTAGCTGGGTTAAATGCCGCTGAACAAAAACGAGTTGCTGATATTCTAGAACAAAGAAAAACAGACCCTAACGCTGGGTATTGGAACTTTAGTTTTGACGGCATGGGCGCTGGAAGCAGGATAGATTCTGCTGTAATAAACAATATGGCAAACTACGGAGCCGGTAGAGCATACAATGCTTCTATTCAATCATTGGGTGGAGTAGAGGCAGCGTTACAAGCAGCGTCTGCTTACTCTCAAAAACAAGCAGCAGACAACTTAGCTAAGCTTGAAACTCAGTATGGCGAGATGACTAGTGCTGAGAAATCTCAGTATATGAAGTCTGAAACTGAAAGGCTCATGGCTGAGAATGCTCCGACTGAATCAGAGATCAAAGACTTTACTACTCTCCAAAGTGGGGCATATACTGGACCTAAAGAGCTTGGTGATTTCCAAACTCTCCTAGGAAAAGCACAACAAACTGAACAACTCGGTGGATTAGCTCGATCTACTGGAGGTCGTCAAGAATTATTGAAGCAATTTGTCGGTGGTCGGGACTATACTCAGGGTCAACGTGGATTAGATGAAGCTATTTTAGGACAAGATAAAACATCTCTCCTATCAAAAGCAGCTAAATCAGTTCGTGGTTCAGAGCAGAGTGTTTCCTCGGCTAATAAATTAGCTGGCGCACAGGCTCAAGACTTAGTCGGAAAGGCTAAACAGTTTGGTCAAGAGACTCAAAAGCAAATTGCAGATAAACGTGGAGTCATTTCCAGTCAAGTTGACGAACAGGTGAGAGCATTACAAGGTTCTGAAACTGGAAGACAAAAAGACTTTGAATCATTACAAGGTATGTTATCTGGAACTGATCCTAGAGTTGCCGGTATGGACCCTACGACTCGTATGGGTGTTGCATTACAAAGTGCGATGGATTCTGGATACCTTTCTCCTCAAGAGGCAGACGATCTAGTTGGACAAGGTGGACTTGTACAACGCGCTCAAGCCGCTGGGCTTGATCCTAACGCTCTTTTAGGTGAAAGACTTAAGAGTATAGCGGCTCAAGGTATTGACCGTCGTGCGGCTGCTACAGGCGGACAGGAAGGCATCATATCTGCAATGGATAGACTCTCTGGGAAAGTTGGACCGGATGTAGAGTTTGGAGCTGGACAAGATCAGTTTCAAGCTGGTAAGAATAGCTTCGACGTTGCTAGTTTAAAAGATTATATTGCTAAAACTGAAGCCGAGAAAATGAAAGACCCAGCTTATGTCGCTAAATTGCAGCAACTTGGGCTAAATCCTTTACAACAAACTATCGGTGGGATATCACAAACAGCAGGGACTGCTCTTAGTAATTTGACAGACCCAAATTATATAGTCGGAGGGGCTCTTGGTGGCGACCTTTTAACTGGTGGAGACTCTACTGCTAGAATGGCAGAAGGGGGAGTTCAAGCTGTATCTGGGGCAATGAATATGGGATTACAAGGCGAAAACGCTATATTAAAAGCATTAATGAATAATAAGATTGGTAATAGCGCCGCTGGGCAGCAAATTGGAAAACTATTAACTGGATATCAAGACCTTAAAGCGAAAGGACTCGGAGAACTTACTAAAGAGGGAATGAACATGGCTGGAGGGTTGAGAGACCTCACTCAAACTGGACGTTTGGATCAAGCTTTTGCTAAGTTATCTGGAGCAGATGCAGTTAAGAACCTATATAAGAACGTTGGTAATGAAGTTGGAAAAGGTATTACTAATGTAAGTAAGTCAGTTTCTACTGCTCTATACGGCGGAAAGACGGGGAACTGGCAGCCTTGGGAATTGGGCACTTTAGACAATGCAACTGGTCAAAGAGTCCAAATTGGGTCATTTGCTAATAAATCTAGTCAAGATATCCTTAATCAAATGTTGAGTCAGCCTCAGATAGCTGCTACTAGTGCAATTGGAAACAAAGGTAAAGTAGAGGGAGGCATAATGATGAATGAACTTCTTAGGTATTATAATGCCGCGATTAAAAGAGAACAAGGTAACTAGTGACAAAACTAGACCTTCTTAACTTATACTCACTGGATAATGAATTTGTTTCTATATATCATGGAAATAGTAATTGGTCGGTTGAGCAATGTGTAGAAGATTCTTGGAATGGGATTAAAGACTTAGAACTCCATAATACTGAATATGGCTATATTGCAATTAACCGAGATGATCTTATTATCAGATTAGCCGGGTTCTTTATTAAGCCTGAATTTAGGAATAAAGCAGGAAAAGCTTTGTTTATTGCAGATTTAAAAAGACTTATGCCTGATATATTCATGGCTTATATACATTCTAGCAATAAAAAAGCTATAAAGTTCCTTTCTTCGATTGGAACTATCACAAAGGACGATAAAATAACAACTTATATAGTATTTAGACAGGAGAATATATGCCTTGGTTAGCCGCCGCAGCTGTTGCTGCCCCGATAGTTGGAGGTCTTGTAGGTAACTACATGGCTAAGGGAGATAAAGAGTCTCAGAAAAAAGCAATGAAACAAGCGATGGCTGAGCTAGAGAAAGCCGGCACTCCTCCTGATTTATCTAAAGCTCTAATCTTACAAGAATTTCAGAAAGCTGGTATATACACTCCAGACCTTGAAGAAGAGATTAATGTGGCTGAATCTGAGATGGGTAATCTAATCCTTTCTCCTGATTCTAAAACAGCACAAATGAAAGCCCTAGGTCTTTTAGGTAATCTCGGTAAAGTCGGGATGGGAGCAGAAGATAGAGCCGCTTTAAATCAAGTTAGACAAGCTACACAGCGCGACGCTGAAGCTAAACGTCAACAAATACTACAACAGATGCAAGCTCAAGGTATGGGCGGATCAGGTGCATCTCTTATAGCTCAGCTTGGTGCTGGACAACAAGCAGCAGAACTAGCTTCTCAGCAAAGCGATTCACTTATGGCTAATGCTAGTAGTGCTCGTAGAAATGCTATTGAACAGTATGGTCGTATGGCTGGTGAAATGAGAAATACTGATTACAACCAAGCTTCTGAAATTGCTAGAGCTAAAGATGAACGCAATAAGTTCCTTGCTCAGAATTCAATTGAAAGACAAAGACAGAATGTTGGTGCTTTAAACTCAGCTCAACAATCTAATCTACAAGAACAACAACGTATTGCCGATGCTAATAATGCAATGAAAAACGCTGAAACTCAGAGACAAAGTCAAGCTCAGCGTGATTACTTCCAAGATAAGCTAGGATTAGCTTCTGCCAAAGCTAATGCTCTGACAGGACAAGCTAATTACTACGGACAACAAGCTCAGAATACGGCTGCTTCTTATGGAGCAATGGGATCAGCAGTTGGATCGGGAGTTGCTGCATATGGACAAAAACAAGATAATGATAAACTAACTGAAGCACTTAAGGGATTAAAAAAGGCATAATATGGCTATTGATAAAAAGAAATTCTTAGAAATGTTAAGTCGTCCTAATTCTGTTAGCGCAGCAGAAGTACAAGGTGAGGATATTGACGATGATTTAAAATATAGCGTTGAAAATCCAGAGAAGCCTTATTCTGTTCCAGCTCAAATTAAAGCTGGGATTAAGAAAGCAGTTAGTCATGAGATGGATGAACCAGAAGTTGAGCACGAGATTGATGATTCTGGCGAAATGAAACTTGACGAATTAAATGACGTATATGATCCAGATGAAGATATGCAACCGGCTGCACAAAAAGCGGTACAAAGTTCTGAACAAAATCTAGTAGATTTAGAAATGAAGAAAAAAGCAATTGCTGCAACAATGAAAAAATACCTAGGCAGGTAGTACATGGCAAATATATTACAGATTCTAGCTCAGAAAATGGGTAAATCAACTGATGAAGTTTTAGAGGCTTTAGGAAAAAAAGCAGGTACGACCGGAGAGGAAGTTTCAGAAGCTGCCACTATGGCTAATTTACAAAGAGAAGCTGCTGATGCTGCTGTTCCTATGGGAAGCGGTAAGAATCTAGATGCATTACAAAGTGCGTCTGATGATATTGCAACTGCTACTAAAACAGCAGAACTACAAAAGGGAGCTTTGAATGCTCCTTACGTTGATGCTGAACGTAATATCAATAATGCCAATCTTGGTCTATCATATGATGATGCCCCAGCTGCTCAGTATAAAGTCCCTGCTCCTGATGGAATAAAAGCTTCCCAAGCTGCTCCTGCTAGTTTAGCCGATACAGCTTCTAAGTTACAGGGTTCTGTAAATATAGATAGAATGGACCCTAGATTGAAAGGCGTTGCCGCTGCACTAGGTCTTGGTGGACTTGGCTATGGTATGATGGGCGGAGAAGAATCTCCTCAAATTCCATTTGCGCCAAACGCTAAACAAGAAGTTCCTCCTACTGCGCCCGATATGATTACTCCGGTAAAACGCGCGGCATCTTCTGCTATTGCAGCTCCTAAATCTGACAGTTTAGACTTTAAAGCTCTAGAAAATACATTTGATAAAGGAATGGCTGGGCTTCCACAGGAACCTACAGAAGAGATAGCTCCTGTATCTGAGCAACCTGATTATTCTTCTCTTATGAGAGAAGCACAACAATCATCTAATCAGAATGATTTCTATAATCATTTACTAAGATCAGGAAATCAAGCTGGTGCAGCTATTGCTAGTCTTGGCGCTGGATCACAAGTTAAGGCTGATTATAGTGGAGTAGACGCTTTAGAGAAGACAGCTGGAAAACCAGTATCTGATATTAAAGGTTTGATGGAAACAAAGAGTTCTGAACAGAAGTTAAAAGCTGCTCAAGAAGAACTAAGTGATGACGCTAAAATGCGCGATCCTAACTCTGAAGTATCTAAACTTACTGCTGAATTAGCTGCTAAAGCTGGTCTTATTAAGCCCGGACAGGTTATGTCTGCTCAGGCTTTAAAAAATTCAGGCGTTAATATTGGTAATTTACTTAGCACAATCGAAGCTGGAAAAGCTAGAAAAGAAGCTGCTAACTTACAAAGAGAATTTTTAAGCGATAATAAAAGTACACAGGGATTAAATAAACATATTGATACCTATAATAAATCTCTACAAAAAAATTACGATGATTTTACTAAGACTCAAGCTAATATTTCAGCTCTAGATACTATTATGTCTGATGCAAAAAATGGCGTAACACCCGGGGCTAAAGATGTGAGTTTACTATATTCTTTCATTAGTGGATTAGACCCATCTTCTACAGTTAGAGAGGGTGAGGTTCAGTTATCAAAGGGAGCAATGTCTCTTTGGGGCAAAATTAAATCTGGAACAAAACAGATTACTGGTGGCGATCTATTAGATCAGGACACTAGAGATTCATTTATGGAAATAATGCGAGCTGGAGCTAAAGCGCAAGAAAATAGATTTAAAAAAACTAAGGTAAATGCCGTTAATGCTGGTAAAGAAAAAGGATATGATCCTGAAATATTAAATCGAGCAATATATGGAGATGTCGACGTGGGGATAGCTAACTCGCAAAAATCACAGGGATTAACAACTGAAATTGTAAAAGTTCGCAGAATTAAAGACGGCCTTACTAAAGACATGCCTGCTTCTAGTGCTGCTAATATTGATAAAACTAAATACGAGATTGTAAAATAATGGCCAATTCATTTGATGACGAATTCGATGAAGCACCTCAATCTACTTTTGACGACGAGTTTGAAGCAGCCGCTTCAAGTTCTGCCGCACCAATAGAAGAACGTCCTTCGTTTTTACAACGTATGGGACAATCTGCTTCTGAAATGGTATCTCCAGCTTTAGAAACAGCTGAAGACTTTTCTGTTGGGGCTGCTCAAGGTTTATCTATGGGAACTATGGATGAGCTTGGTGGTATGATTGGAGCTGGAATTGAAACTGGTTTAGGTAAACTCGGGATTGGTCCTGCCGCAGTCGATGCTCAACTTAAAGAACAGGGCTTTCAAGTTCCTGAAGAATCATTTCTACAGAAGTATAGAGGCTATCAACAAGCTTCAGAAAAAGCACAGGAAGAGTCAGAAGCTCGTTCTCCTGTTGCTAACATAGCCGGTCAATTAGCCGGTGGTATGACTGGCGGTTCGATATTAGGTTCTACTCTTGGGGTCGGAACTGGTGCTAAGAATATTAAATCAATTACTGACATTGCTAAAGATTCTGGGAAGTCAAAAGCTGCCTTAGAATTATTAGCTCGTGGTGGAAAATCATACGCACAATCTCTTCCTCTTATGATACCAGAATTAGCTGCTACTTCTAAAGAACAGTTAATTGGTGAGAACGCTAATCCAATGGGCGTTGCTGCAGATGTTGCCGGTGGTATGGCTTTCGGATTGCCTGCTATGTTAGGCGTTCAAGCTGTTTCAGATATAGCTATTCCTAGTGTTAGTAAAAAAATTGAATCTGTAGGTAATAAAATTTCAGGCGCTTTTACTGATGAAAGTCAGCCTAGATTACGTCAAATTGCAAAAGCATATAAAGAGTATGGACAGGAACTAGGAATTCATCCCCGTTCTCATGCTCAAGATATTAAAGCTGGACCTGAGGCATTTGCGTTAAGGGATGAAAAGGCAGTTAACTCTGTCCTTGGTCAGTTAGGAGAAGCCGACGGTAAATTAGGTCAGGAAGTTGGAAATAGTTTAAAAACAGCTACTGAGTCAGGTAGACTTGTAAATATCAGTCCTGACATTGAAGCAGCTGGGGCTCGTATTGCCGAACTTGCTGAGACTATTCCAGAGCTAGGAACTTCTAGACGAAGCGCCGCTGCGTATGATAAAATACTAAATAGACAACAACAATTAAACCCACTAGAGCTTAAAACTCTTATTGATGATATTGATGCTAGTATTGGTGTATTCAAATCTGCTACAAATAAAACCCCACAAGATGCTTCTACTCTTTCAGAGCTTATGCGTTTTCGTTCTAGTATTTCACAATCGTTGAAGAAAGAAGTGCCTGAATACAGGTTTGCTGCTGAAAGATTTGAGAACTTCCGTAATGTACTTGAGCAAGTTGTTTCAAGAGACCGCCCTGTAGAAGTTACTAATAAGTTCTACGGCAAGTTGAATGATGCTGAGAATAAGTTATATGGAAGTATTGATGACATGATTAAGAACGTTCAGCGCGATGACGCTGCGTCTCAGCCCTCTAGGACTTCGTTTGTTAAGTTCATGGAAGCTCTAGGTGATTTCCAGAAGAAAGAAGTTAGCCGTGCCGCTGAAAATCCTAATATACAGAAAGTTATACCAGATGCTGAACAAGTCCGTAAACTCGTATTAAGCGCGTCGGATGATTCAGTGTTACGTAGTTCTTCTCGTGCTACTACTCAAGGTAGATCACTTGTTCCTGACATTAAGGAATGGGTTATCGGTAAAGCTCCTACTTCTATTGCTTATCACGCTGGTAAACTTTCTAAATCATTAGCACCTCAGATTACATCTGGTGTTGATGTTTCACGTAAAATATTTAAAGCTCCAGAACAATATCTCAAAAACTTGGCTTCTCAGCTAGAAACAACGCCGGGTTTAAGTTCCATGGGCAAAGCTTTAACCGAAGCAATCGCAAGTGGTAACTCTCCTAAAAAGAATGCCGCTATCTTTACAATTATGCAAAATCCAAATGCTAAACTATTTATAAATGCCGATGACTTAAAAGACGAAGAGGAATAAGGGAATGTAATGAAAGACTGGTTAGTTGGTATTGTAGTTTCAACACTTGCTGTATTTGCTCCTATTAAAGCTGTTATATTAGTAACTGGTTTACTTATATTCTTTGACCTGATTACAGGAATCTGGGCAGCAAAAAAGAAGGGCCAGCAGATTACTTCGGCTGGATTAAGACGCACTGTAACAAAATGCTTTGTCTATAACGCAGCAATACTATTAGGATTCCTAGCTGAAACGTATATGCTAGATGGATTCCTCCCAATCTCTAAAATATGTTCTGGTCTTATCGCTGTTGTAGAAATGGCAAGTCTTCTTGAAAATCTAAATACAATTAATGGTAGTCCAATCTTTAAATCACTTATCGACAAACTCGGGTCTATCAATGACAATATTGAACCCCCTAAGGCTGAATAGTGGACGAAGCACAAAGAAAACTCATTCTAGACGCTATTCGTAAGAACGCAGAGAAAGGCGAATTCGATCTTGATCCTTATATGAAGAGATCAGGTAACTTTATTGATGATTCATATCGTGCTAATAACCTACAAGAACAAGCACTAGGTAGTGCAGCATTGGAACAGTTTAAAGGTAAGATTCCTAATAAAGGAAGTTCTAGTGCCCAGATGACTGATTTTGCTCATGAACTAACTAATCAATTCACTCCCGACGTTAAAAAGATTATACAGATTGATCCTAGTATGAAAGACTTTGGAGTGTTCGATCCTTCTAGAGGTAAGATAACTTTAAACCCTAAAGGAACAACTGAGGATTTTGCGTCTACTGTATTACATGAAAACCTCCATGCTAGAGATTTTGCTAATAAAGATTATGGAGATACTGACGAATTATTACCCGGACCTAAAACTAATAAGAAACTTAAGAGTTTGTCAACTGATCTAGTTGATGATATGGGAAGAATTCTTGATCCTAAAAAGATGAGAGAACTAGTAAAATCTGCAGACATTAATGACCTAAAAGAATTATTACTTAAAGGTCACCATGGATTAAAACGAGGGGCTACAGTAGCTCAGGCTAACCTTCCTCGTCTTTTAAAGGGTATGCCCGTCTTAGGTGTCGCCGCTGCTTTGTTGTCACAGGATGCCTCTGCCGCCGTACCCGGACTTTCTGAGGCCGACGACGTTGGAGAGTCAGCAGAAGAAGAGAAACAGTTATTAGTAGAAGACAAAGCGCGTAAATCATATAATAAATCCCCTGCTAAGATGGCTCGTCTTCGGAAGTTGATGGGTCAGTAGAATAAATTAATCGTTCCATTTCATAGTCCGACTCCACTAAATTCAATCTATTCGCCGCAGCTTCTTCAGTATACCAACAACGGTTTCTAGCATTATTCCTATCATTACAAATCTTACGAGTTTTAGCGTCAGTATGAAATACCGCAGTTGCTGTGTCTGCATCATTATACTCTTTCATGAATTGATTCATCCATGCTTTCTCGTCTGGAGTTAACTGGTTTGCATAGCTAGCAACGTCTATAACCTCGTCTCTGCGTTTTAATAGCGCAACGGATGGTTCTAGATAGGGATAGTCAAAATCCGATCTACGTGGTTTTTTCGCTGTCCCGCTTGACTTCTTTCTTACTCCGCCCCGTTTCTTTTTTTCTTGCGTCACGTAAAACATCCTTCTCTAGTTCTGTTAATAAATTAAAAATATTATCGTCAACTCTAAACCACAAGCTGCGGTTCTCATTCTTTCGTCTAAATTGAAAATGAAGCTTTAGGAATCTATGGAAGCTATTATAACCTAGCTTTGGATTAACTCTACGTGATTTACAGAAGTCTTTGTATATGTAGAATAATACAAATCCCTCTAGCCATTTTAACCCGCGCTGCATATTTATTTCTTTAATGAACCAATTATAATGGGTTTGGTAGGTCAGGCTTTTTGTCTTGTCTATTTTATTTTGTCCCATATATATGTGTTTAGATATTGCAAAATTATCCATGTTTAGATAATAGAACATTCCTTTAGGTTCTACAAACTCTCCTACTTGTCTAGCAAAGGCTAGCTTGTCCATAGGTTCAGTAGAATAGGTTTGATATAGCTTATATAGGAGTTTTTTAGATACGGGAGTATCACCGGGAGTTATATTGTAATTTGTTAGGAAAGGCACCACATCATTGTAGGACTCTAGTACTTGCTCGTCTGCATCGCTATCATCCCCGCCTAGGACAGACATAAGCTGTTCGTATGTTAGCTGAGATGGGAGGATTTTCATTATCTAGACAAAGCCCCCGCGCCATATACCGCAGCGCCAGTCGCTAGAATTCCTAGTCCGAACCAGACATACTGCATTGTTTGTGACGTTTGTTCTTGTTTGACTAGTCGTTGATTTTGTTTCGCATATAGTTCAATTTCTTGATCTTTGAGTTGAATAATAGAGTGTAGATTTGTGATCTTGAATCTCTCATTCTCGAGTTGTAAAGAGACCTTGCTTGCCTCAAGGAGATCGTTGCGAAGTTGTCTAGCTTGTTGCTCAGGGAAAAGTATTCCAGTAAAAGGAGCCGGCTTGTCTTTTTGGAGATAAATAGCATCTTCTGCCTTAGTGTTTGCGGTCGTTAAACCAATTAACAAGGTCGTTAACGTCAATAGCTTTAGTTTGTTCATCAGTGATAGCATTAATCTTATCCTGTGTTTCTTTGTCTTTAACAGCGTTAGCTTTAGTTAAATCGTCCGCTCTGGCTTTAATTTCCTTCACGGCACTTTCTAACTCTGCTTGTTTCTTGTTTGTGTTATATTTTGCAACTTGACTGAATAAAAATAGTCCGCCAATTGCTCCGATAACCGCTGCTAGTATTTCCATGTTACTCTACCTTTGCTTGTTTGTCAAGCTTTTTCTTCTTTGTATATTTCTTGTCTGATGTAAAGTCCGGTGCGTTCTCTTTCTCTGCTTTGTAATGTTCTCGCATCTGATCTTCTATCAGGGTCTTTGCGTCATGACATGAATTGCAGATCACTTGGAACCCTTCTGCTGCACAAAACAACCGAGCGATATAATCATCCCACGTTGTAAATCCAGCCTTAGGGTCTACCACTGGTTGGATATGGTCTAGTGCGACTTCTTTTGGTCCAAATAAGTCTTCGCAGGTAGCACACTTGTACTTCCCACGCTCAACTCTGGCAGCAGTCATAGCCTCTGTACGTGCTCTCCAGTGGAATGAGCCACGTCGTAGTAAGCCTTTGATAAATGTAGATAGCGTTTGTTTGCCCTTAGCTTTCTTGGCAACTACCCTACTTGATTTATTTTCATCGAACTCAGCCATTATTTATCCATTTTTTCCGTAACTATTCCAAACACTACTGAAATAACTAATATAAATGGAGCCATAAAAATTATTAGTCCAGTAGGTTCTCCAAAGGAATAATGACACCATCGTGCATATGATGCAGCTATTGATATTACAGTAGCGGTTGCAAATACAACCATCATTATTAATATAAATACAATTATTCCAGTTTTCATTTGTTCCTCACTTGTCTAAATCCACACCCTGCGCTACATAATTCCATCTTGGCATGTGGTAAATCTGTTACTCTTATTTCTTTTCCGCAGTCTGGACAAGGCTTAACTATAACCTTTCCGGGCTTCTTTTTAGTGTCTGGGTCTTTAACTTCTAGCTTTTCTAACCCTTTCTTTAGTTTCTTGATCTCGTCTTCTAATCTATGGTTTTGTTCCTTTAGTTCTTTGATTTGACGCTTAAGTTCGTATTCTCGATCTGAAGGTCTTGCCATATACTCCTATTTACCGGACGAACCAAAACCTGATTGTCCGCGGGTTGTATCACTTAGCTCGGTAACTACTTCTAACTCAATACTAGGATAAGGCATAATTATCAATTGACCTACCCTGTCTCCAACATTATATAGATTTTCGTATAGGTTGTCAACGGTTTTCTTGAATCTCAGCTTGATTTCTCCACGATAATTAGAATCAATAACTCCTACAGAGTTTGCCAGCACCAAATGATACTTAGATATAGAGCTGCGAGGGTAAAGTAATCCGACATAACCCTCCGGTATTTCAATAGCTAAACCAGTTCCATATTCTACATAAAGACCATTTTCTTCTTTTGATATTGCAGTTAGGTCTAATCCTGCATCCCCTTCTTTAGCGTATGAAGGAATATGTGCGTAATCTAATGGCATTATTTTAACTTTCATTTCTCTTCCTTTGTATATGGACAATGTGGGGCATTGCAAGGCACGGCACAGAAAGGGCACTCTCCGTTCACTATCAAGTCAGTTCCTAGTGCGATAAGCCTATCTAGCTGTTCGTTTAGATTATTACTATAATTATTCATATTTAAACACCTTGTAAAATTCTAGGTCATTTGACCTAAGCTTATACCACATATTGACATTAGACTGAAACTCGTTTAGCGTGCCGGCGTTATCAAATATAACATCATATGAGTCTTCTGATCCTAGATTGAACTCATGTTGAGTTGAGTCACCATCATCATTGCGTTTAATTAATACTAAGAGTGCTCCACATTTAGCAAACATTTCTCGTTCATTTTCAAACCGACAATCTGTTACAATAATCTTTCCTCCGGTTTTTCGTATCGTAGACATAGCCAAGTCAAGCCAGATAGTATCACTAACGTGCTCACGCAGTAGCCTAGTACCAACACATCTGAGAATATCCCTCGGCGTTCTAAATTCTTCTCCATGCCATTCCTCGATGTTGTCACGTTGATCATTGGTTAATTCATAATCCCATTCCTTAAGAATGTATTCTCGTATCTTATCAATATGATGGAAATCTAGAATAACTCTTCCTCCCGGAATAGAATTATCTTTCTTATCTTGATCTAAGAAGCTATTGTAATCTATACGGAATACTTTTGAACAAAGTTCACGTAATGGATCAGCTAATGCGATTCTAGTATAGTTGTAGTTTTTGACTAAAACATCAGCGAATGTATCTTTGCCGCTTCCAGCTTTTCCAGCTAAACATATAATTGACATCTATTCCCTCCCTAAAAATCTTTCACAAATCCTATCTGTCCATAATACTATATCTGGCGTGTGATGTGCAACAATTTCTGCACATACTTCTTGAACTTGTTCTGGGGTCAACTCGGCTGAACTACTAAGTCCCATGTTATATAACACATGCAGTAATTCGTGTCTAATTGCAACGAGGTCCCAGTCTGACTTACGGAAGTGACATTCGTATGTAGTAGTCATTGTCATAGCAACAGCGGCAGATTCACCGCTACTATTATGTACCTTATCAAATCGCTTATCGGTCATTAGTATAAAGGTCCAGTCCCGACCTTTAACATTGATTACAATACTAGACATAGGTTACTTCTTTTTAGCGGCTTTGTATGCCCGCAAAGCGTCAGTTGTTGGGACTGTTTTATCAAATTCTGATAGCTTTAAAAATAGTTCTTCCGTTGCTGAAACGTCTGCCATGTTATATATCTTCATTTCTTTCCAAGCTTCTTTATTACCTTTCTCACACTGATCCCATAAAGAGAACCCCGGGAATTTACTATGAGCTAGCTTTTTAATAGTACATAATTTCTTGGATAAATATTCTAGTTTATTACTGAGGAACCCGTAATGCTTTCTAGCCATTCTCAATGTATCGATTTTCTTATACTCACTAGGGCAACCTAGGTTATATTCTAGAAATTTAGCATTAAGTTTTTTAATATCGAATGAGTTAGAATTTTGACCAATTAAAATATCAGCGTCGTCCATTAACTTCCAGAGTGGAGCTAGTAACTCTTTCTCTTTTGACTTATCACCCTTAACGTCTTTGTATAGAACTGTGTCTTCCCCGATCCATTTAGCCGACCAGCTCAGTATTCCGCCATCTTCTACGACCTGATTAAGTCCTATATTCTGGTCAAACAGTCCCCATGTTTTGACTACGAGACTCCTTGTCTCAATATCAATAATCAAAACGCGTTTTATATCTTTTTCAATATCTAATCCGTGAGTGTCGATACAATGTTTAATTGAATCTTGGCTACGATTAGTGTCATATCTCTCATTAAATAACTTAGCGATTTGTTTACGCGATAAGCCTTTCTTATGTTGTTTTAACACAAACGATATCTCAGTCTTCAACCATGGATTCTTTTTCATGCTTTAACCTTTCTAATGTTTCGAGATTCTTATGTTGCTCTCGTTTAATATCTGAATACAATACATGTAAGTCATATACAATACGATTGATACTACTATAGTTATCGTATGTTGTCAAGCTTTTAATTGATGTTTTTAAAGCTAAGGCTATCTCGCGTTTATTCTTGATATCTTTTTCTAGATATTTAATCTTCTTGTGAATCTTAAAATCTAGGACTTTACTCATATTTACTTCTTTAGTAATTGATATATAATAATAAAATCTAGGGCAAATCCTACAAAAACTGCGGGCGGTATCAGGAATTGTTTTTCTGCTTTTATGCAGATAATTGTTAATATAGTAGCCATTAATACCTCTCTATTTCTTCGCTTTTACAAAATGGACAATGAACCCTTAATAAAATTCGATTAGGTCCAGTATTTCGATTACTAAAAACTCTATCACAATCATTACAAGTTAGGTGCTTTTCTGGTTGATAATCAGCTTTTGATCTAGCCAGTCTTAGCTTCTCGTATTCAGTCGCGCAGGCCTTACAGATTCCTCTTTTGCTTTCTACCAATCTACGTTCTTTTTTCATTTCAGAAAGCTCTAACTTGGAATTGTTGCAAACACGACAGTTAAACATTAATCCTCGAAGGTTACAAGTCCGTATCTTTGATTTCCCTTCTCTTGGAAGGCTTGTGCATAATCTGCGATTTCTTTGATCATAGCCTTAATAGTTTCAGCCGGGTTTTGATCATAGATCGCACTGCGAATAATCACTTCTCTTAAATGAGCAGGACTAAACTCATCGCACTTTTTAGATGCTATCAGAGTTAGTGCCTCTTCGTCAAGTAAATTCTCTTTATCGTAGAATTTAAGTAGCTGTGCTCTAGCTGTGCCTTTAGGATAGCCTACTCTGATCTTATCGTCAAATCGATTAGGTCTATTAGTCAAGTTACCCATGAAGTTCTCAGGGTAGTTTGTTGTAGCTAGAATATAGGTGGGGAACTTAAAGGTTGATTCTTGGTTATCGAGTAGACTCAATAGTGCTGACTCGGAGCGAATTCGGGCTTGATCGATCTCAATTCCTCCGATATCCTCTGCCACTAAAATCATCTTTGTGACACCCTCATACTGAAGATGCTTAATGAAGTCTTTAACGTCACCAGCTTCAATCTTGTCAGTATGCCATAGTAACACGAATGTGTCCCCATCTGTCTGATGTTTACGGCAAGTCTCCGCAATGATTGTAGTCTTTCCAGTGCCGGGAGGTCCAAACAGGAGCGCCCCGCGTTTTGCAAAGATTCCGTATTTCTCATACTTAGGAATTGCAGCAAAGAACTTCTCGATCTTGTCTGTTACTTCTTTAGTATTTACGAAGTCTTTAAGTACGTCGTCTTTTGTGAACTCAGTCTTTTCTAGTTTAAGTCCAGCCATAGTTTTAGCTAGGCTAAAGATTCCCGGCTTAGCAATCTCACCATGGGCAACATCTTCGTCCTCTACATATTCAAACTGACAAAAATTACCTTTCTCAGTAAGGGTTGAGAAATCTGATTCTTCAATCTTGCCACCAACTTCTAAATTGTCTAGATGAGTTTTTGCTTTTAAAACTAGGTGACCCATTGTTATTCCTTATTCAGTTTATTATTCACATATATCAAAACAAAAGGAGAGCCGAGAGTCACTATAATTTGAAAGATAGATAATACTATTCGCCATTTCTCATATTCACTCATTCTTTTATCCTGATTGCTTTGACAAAGAAGACAATCGCAGCTAGTCCAAATAATAGTCCGATTGAATTATATTTGGTTCCTATTAATACTAGGTTAATAGATGTTAATGCATAGCCTACTAATGTATATTCTAGTTTCTTTTTCATTTAGCTATCCTACTTTAGGTTCATTTGGTTTGTCAAGCAATTTATAATTCTTTTTGAGACTGAAGTTAGTGAATAGAGTTTTAACTGGCAATACCATGTCAAATATCTCAATTGTATTCCAGATATTCTTCAGCAAATGCGACTTGTCGTACACTCCGTCAAAGTTCTCAGCTAGACATAGAGTTTCATCTGGCTTCTTATAGACGAAGAAACGATCACCTTCTCTATAGTCCGATCCTTTAATAGCGTCGATTACTTTCGTCTCATTCGCCCGCTGTGATTCTAACATCGTACTAGACAGAGTTTTCCTTGCCGACCAGCGCTTAATGTTTTCTACGTTCATTGCTTCCTGAACATACTGAGAATACACAGATTGTAGGGATGGGTGAATATCTTCTACGTTTTCAGTATACACCATAGTGTCGATCGTCTTCTTGATGAATTCTTTAATCGCTTCAGGACGAGTTGAGCCTTTGAGCGCACTACCCTTGATCTTAAGTTTCTTACCATCGTATAGAACATAGTTCTTAGCTTTGAGCGCTATAATCGTTTTATAGTAGCCGTCGTCTTCCCATAGTACTTTGTCAGGGGACTGCTCATTAACCTCGTCTAGCAGGGTTTTTAGCTCTTGTGGTGAGAAGGGCGACATGTCTCTTTTGCAGAATGAGATAGAATCTGTATCGCTCGGTCCGATGATGAAGTCGTGTTGATATATTGTTGGTAGTTCTGTTTCTGGGAGCGAGAGATAGACGCGGTCTTCTTCCTTTTCACCAGTCGCCTCATAAAAGCGCGTAGCCCAATCATTGTAATTAAGCCCAGAAGCCCAGCGCAAAGACATATCAATAATGGAACGAGATTCTGAGGTAATCTTTCTGGCAACATTCGCAGAATTATAATTAAGACCGCTAGTGTTTGCAACGCCGTAGCTTGAGTTGATGAAGATTTTAGCCATAGCATCAAGGTTCTTGTAGAAAATGTCATTGGTTGTCCTATGTTTTTCTTTGTACTCAAACCGTTGTAATGTAAAATGTTCCACTAACTTATAGTAATATGCCTGTGGGTCCTTGGCTTCGTCGTATAGCTTAAATCGTAGAATCTGAGATGGATAGCATGATTTGATATCGATCTTGTATACGTTCTTGTAAATCCCCGGCACTGCAAAACTGATCCCGCCTTCTACAGTTTCTTCCGACAAGTCATTAGCTTTAGCTACGGATTGTTTGTCCTGTAGATATGCTCTTACTAGAAGCGAATTGATCTGTGAACCTGTCGCTGATTCAATAACAAGCTGGAATGGCTTAGGAATAGACTGAGTTAAGTAGAATTGAGCTGGCACCATTAGATCGTATAGAGCTAGGGCATCGTCTGCATCGTCCTCAGCATAAGCCTTGATCTTAGCAAACTCTTCTGGGTCTTTATAATTGACTCTGATTTGTGAAGCATCGTAAAATACTCGCCCGGGCTTTTCTAAGTTCTCGATTGCGATAATAGGCTTCAATCCGTATGATTCATATTTCTTCTCTACGGAGTCATACTTATAGGCTAGAAACATAGTATCTACTAGTTCTCTTCCGTATACTTGTGCTTTATGATAATGAAGCTCGCGACTTCCGTCTACTCTATATTTAGATTCCCATTTGTTGAAGAATACTTCCTTGTCTAGTCTACCTAGCTTTATTCCTTTTTCTGAATAACGAGTGTGACAAAAATTAAGATAGGGCAAATCGTAAGCGTAGACGTTATGTCCACACATAATACTAGGGTCCATGTCTCTAACCCAGTCAGCCCAATCGTCAATCATCTCAGCACAGTTGGTATAATCGTCACAAGAAAATAGCCGGCGAGTTACTTTTCCAAGCTTGCGGAATGTATTAGATATTAGAATGACTTTAGACTCAGCGTTGTGTTCTAGTCCTGTTGTCTCGATATCGAAAGATAGGATAGATACTTGGTCATGACGTAGACCTTTGTAGTATGTGTAGCCATCTTTGATTTGTAGAGCTTCGACTGTATTTCCAATACTATAGATTTCTTTGTATGGTAGTGCTTTCTTGTCGTTTAGGAAGTCTGTGAATTTAGTATACTGCTTACCGAATTTATAAGCTTGTTCGCCTTCTAGTTTATTCCAGCCCGATCCAAAAGGACGAGTTGCTAGAATCCAGAATCTATTGGATACTTTTTTAATGTCAAGTGAGCCATCCTCTAGCTCTCTGAACAGAGTAGCGGTGTCGTCTGACACTTCGATTGATACAATACGTTCTAAAGGATTCTTGCCATATATGAGTTTTGAGCTATACATTTATTCCTCTATATCTATACAATAGATGCTTTGCTATGTCGAATTCAATCGGTCTTTCAAAGTAGACACACTCTGCTATATACCTACGAAATTCTAATAGGTATATGTAGTTACTCATTACTCTTCCTCGTCAAGCTCTTCTAGTTTAGCCATGGCATGACCGAACCAAGAATCTTTCATTTCATTTGCGATGATCTCGAAGTCTGAAACTCCAAGCTTCTTTGCTAGTTCTTCTGGGGTGTACATGTCGCCTTGATATTCAATTAGTTTATTCATATAATTCTCCTGAATGTAGTATACAGAAATATGGCGGGGTTGTCAAGAAAAAAGGAGTGGGGTCTCTCCCCCACAGGTCACCGGCTTGAGCTGTACACACTCTTCGCTACACGGTCGCGTTAACTATACTGCCTTAGGTGAAAAGCACCGGGTAATATGATTTATTCCCATCCATCCTTGGATTCTTTTGTTGCGTTCTTAAGCTTCATAAGCTCTTTAAGTTCAGTCCGCTCGTGATCTTCTAACGTGTAGATTTCACCAGTTTTACCAACCCAACCCATCTCGAATCTATCTTGAGCACCTAAATCGTTCTTAAGGATATTAATTACCATATACTTATCAATCTCTTTTGTCTCCGGCGTGTAAAACGGGCGACTGAGACTAATAATTCCTCGGAATGATTGATACAAGAAGCTTGATCCTTTGATCGCAGTGTATGATTTGATTTCGGTGTCGGGGCCTCCACCGAGACTGAACTTGTTTGGCTGAACTAGAGTGATTGCGGCAACGTCTAGGTCATTTACTAAGTCCTGAATCTGACCCGCAACGATTTTACTAGAAGCTGTGTCGTCCGAAACCGCACTACTAATACGCTCGAAGTAATCGAACATAACCATCTTGACTTTTTGTCCAGAAGTCTGCTCAACTTGTAGAACATAATTACGAACGTCCTCTACAGTTGCCGCGCTGCGATCGTAGAACCATACGTTACCGTAATGCTTCTTAACTAGGTCAGTAAGTTCTTTGCCCTTGCCTTCTTTGAACTTAGCGTATACGTCTTCTCTGCTAAGTCCAGTAATATTATAGATAACCTTCTCGAATAGACGGTTTCTGTGCATATCTAGGGAAGCAAATACTGTCGGGATACCTTTTTCGCTGTTGTAACGTAGGATTTTCAATGCTAGAGCTGTTTTACCAGCGCCGGCTGCTGCTACAACCCCAATATTTGAACCGACTGTGATAGGCATAGCCTTGTCTAGCTCGTCAATACCAGTTTTTACAGTATTCTTCTCGATATTCATGAGATAATGTGTGAAACCTGCACTAATTCCGTCTAAAGTTGCCGGACCTTCTTCTTCCTTGACGTTAAGTCCCATCTTCTTACAGTATTGTGCAAGCCAATTGTTAGGGTCGCGCGTTGTGAACTGTCCGCCCTTCCAATTTGGACCATATACTTGATTAATGATAAGGTCTACTTCTCTTTCTGGAAACATATCGTCACCAGTGCGACTTGCTTGTAGCTCGGCTGAGCCATTAAGCATACCACGAGTTACTTCTAGTGGATAATTCAAGTTATGTAACGTAGAGGCTAGACAAAGCATAGAATGGTTGCGTTCTCCACCACGAAAGAATCCGTGAAGTAAAAGAAAGCGGGCTTCATCAATTCCCTTAGGTCTAGACTTCATATCAATACTAGAGATATCGAATGTTAGCTCACGTCCAATCTGCTCTACAGTCTTCTCTTTCATAGGTTCTACATCCTTGATATTCTGTGGAACCTTGGCGACTTTTAATAGGCGATTAGCTCTAGGATTCTTGGCTAATAGTTTAATCTCTGCAATACTTAAATTTACTAGTTCATCTGGGGTCAAGGGAATCTTGTATAGTCCTGAGTTCTGATGTTTAGTATTCTCTACACGGACAATACGATTCGGGTCATTCACTACTTGATCGAACGTAGGAAGATCACCGGCTACGTCAAATACAATAGCTTTAAACTTGTCTGGGTTGACATACTCGTTCATCTCTACTTCTACACTGAAGCCTTTGCCTCCGGTAAAGTAACATCCAATCTCGTCCTCTTCAAAGCCACGGGTCACTAGACGATTTGCCACTTCAATAGCGTCTGTTTGGGCTTTATCGAGGCTATCCTTGGAGTCGAAGTCAAAGTATAGGGTGTTAGTCTGAGTGTCTTTAACGCCAGCTAGAGTGCCTTTAGCATCGAGGATTGCTTTATGTGTCTCGTTGTATTTATAGAGCGATACATACCAGTCTTTATCTCTAGATGTGATATATTTATTAATGTCTTCTTTTATACTGATTAGCTGTGGTTTTGAATTCAAACCCGATCTTAGATTTACAAACAATGTTTCCCCCTTATTCATGTCTTACTCCTTCGTCGCCCGTTGCAATGTTACCACAGGTTCTTCGTAGTAGTCAACAGTATTGTGTGTTTGTTGATAGTATGATCCTGATTCTGTTTTTGTTAGATTCTTGTTTACAATAATCTGATTGAATCGTAGGTCAGGATGTGCTTCTACTTCTTTGGTTAATAGTTCTAGAATCTTGCGATTAGCTTCTTGTCTTGTCATGAATGTCCTATTGAAAATGCCGGTCTTTCCCGGCTGTCAGGTGTTATTCACACCATGTAATCATAGAAGGAGGAGGACTATGATTCTTTATCTAATTTAATTACTTCAAAGAAAACAAAGTCAGGCATCTTTTGAATACGCTCGATAGCTTTCTCGTAATTCTCTCCAGACATTTTATCTTTAGATGCTTCTAGACTGGCAAGCTTATATGCCTTGTTTTCTAGATTAAGATAAGTTCCTGCCTTGAGTGTAATATCTTGCTCGATCTTAAGTGAGAATTCTTTAACGCCGGGGTAACGGAGTTTGTCTTCTGACTTCTTTACGATCTTACCAATTTGCTGACGATTCCATTTAGCCATTTGCTTTCTCCTCGTTGTTGATTAACTCTTGAATACCTGCAGTCTCATCTACTGTTAGCTCAGTTTGTGATGCTTCATATAGTTGTTCTGCATTATTCTTGTATGTATCCATAATCATGATAAACTTGGCTTCTAGTAATGATGATACTAGTTGAACCATCTGTTTCTCAAACTCACTAGATGTTTTAATCTCGTCCTGTTCTAATGGATACAATACTGCGTTTTGTAGAACACGGCGTAATCCTCTGGTTGATAGCTTAGCTAGTCCAGCTTTAAAATGCGGCACATACATTTGAAACATCATTGCTGCCATTTCACTAGGGTCTTGTGCTCTAGCTTCAGCCGCAGCTACCATATCTAATTCGATTTGTCTAGTGTCAATTTCGACCTTAGCTTCTTCATTCGATACTTCTGTTTCTTCATTCATATTAGCTCCTAGTCGTTACTACGACCATTCGTCTGTTGTTGGGGTTGCTACTTTAGTTGTCTCTGTCTTAACTCCGAACCCTTTTTTAGTGGTAGGAGCTGTTTCTGTTGCAGCAGATACTGTAACTGTTGTCACAGTTGGTTTAGTCACGTTTGGTTTTGTGTTCCTACCAACTGCTTCTTCACCATCAGAATCCTCAGCGCCAATACAAAGTAATGCTTGTAATCCAAAACGTCTAGCGTAAGTTGTACCTGCTCCAAAGTTTTGAGCATCATTCTGTTTAGCGTATACGATCTCTGTATGACCGCCGATGTATTCACCTGATTCATGAATAATCAAAGTTTCAATATAACTCTTACCATCTAATACAACAGTCGGTTGCATTACTGACAATCCATTTGCGAACAACGAAGGAAGACAAGCTTCTCTAATTGCATTAAGATCGGCATATTTAGATTTGAAGAATGGGTTGGCTGAGCCTTTGCTTGCATTTCCCATTTCGCTCTGGGCTTTAACTAGAGCTGCTGCTACTTTTTGGATCGTGTCTGATTTGATCATGTGATCTCCTTTTTTATATATTACTTAAAATAGTCTAGGTTGTCAAGCTAAATTATCTGATTTCTTACAACGGCAATTTTAAACTGCTCTACTGCCTCTGGTCGGTTAGTGACCTCGTGTAGCACTTCTAGTTCTCCAACTTTCAAAGTCTTGGAATCAATAGGAATACTGACAACCTTATACTGATGGTTACTATATTTGATAATGGATATAGCAACTGCATCGAAATTCTCAGGCTCTCCTTTCAATTCGGCCTCGAAATCATCTTGAGACTGTACGTTCATTTTCTTAGCCATTGACTTCTTCCTTTGTTATTAACACTATAGACTGACTGAACGATCCTCTAGCTTGCTCTTTAGCTAGTCGTACAGTAGTTGTAGTATGTTCGCCTAAATTAAGTTGAGTTATCATATCTTTAATGACCTGCTGTAAATCTGCAAGTTCTTCTACTAGATCATTACGATTAGAAGCATTGAACACTTCCGTGGCTTCTTCTATAATTTTAGTCTTAAATAGAAATTCTATCTCATCTCGCTTTGCGCTTCTAATACTTAAAGTCCTGCCTTCTAGTAAAGCTAAGGTTGGAATCTTGTCTCTAATTAATTTCTCACTCATTATGCTTCCTTTTTATAAAGTCCGGTCATACAACCAGACTCACAGTATTTCTTATATGGACATTCTCTTCCGTAATATCTATCGCATCCAGCTAGGTTCTTTTGGAACTCGCCTGACTTAATTCCCTCTAGTGTTAGGTTAAACTTTTCGATTGTCGCGTCGATAAAGTCCTGAGGAATCTCGTCATGAATATACTGAAGATTAACCTCTGGGTCTATTACTTCATCGAACTCTCCGTGACATCGGCTTTTGCCAGTCCCGACTGCACAAGTCTTCTCTCGTCCTGTTGTAACAGTTCCACACTTCTTACAGGTCTTAGTGCGGTTCTTCTTAATCATCTTATTCAATACTAGAAAGGCAGCCCTCTCCATATCTGGATACTTAGTATTCTTTAGATATAGGAAGTATAAGGCAAGCTGCTCTGACTCTTTGACCGACCCGCGTTCGTAGTATCTGCCTGCGGTTTTTAAGTCTACTAGAATAGGTTTATCGTATCCATGGATTTTAATTACAAAGTCGGCAAATCCTGTTACTTGGTTTCCGTCCTCATCTTCTAGCTCGATCGCAACTTGAGCACCGAGTACTTCTTCTACGTTGTGGTCAACCCACTCTATGAACTTGTTTACAAGCATCGTTCCTTTGCGGTACATGCTAACCCAGTTACAATATCTTATTCGTTCTTTTTCTTCTCCGGCTTTGAAAAGATCGGATACTGTCTTATATACTGTATCTTTAAGAATAAGTTCGTTATCGGGTTGAAGGAGCAACTCAGCATCAAAGTCATTAGAATGATAGTCGACCGGGCTAATTGTTCCATTTTCTTCCTCAAATCCTTCTTGGACTTTTTTCCATTCGTCTTTAAATATTTGTCTAGCTCTAAGCTGATTCCTGTTTAGCATATAATCTTCGCACGCTTTATCTACGGCTGACCCGAATAGCAGGGCAGAGGTAGAACCTAAAGGGCGAATCTTGTCTTGATAGTGTAGCTTGTACATCATTGCACAGTGATCGTGTTTACCGCGAGCTGAATGTGATAATCTAATTGTCATATACTTCCCAGTGTTTCATAGCAGACTTCATAATTTTAACATTACGTTCTTCTGTTATAAGTCGGTTAGACCCTTTGTTAAAATATCTTAGATGACATTTAACATAATTATCGTTCTGATACTTGATCCGAACAATAGAAACAAAGAATGAATTAATCGTCTTGTGGTACAACATAAGGACACTTTAACATTAATGTCGTTACATTGTCAATATCTTTCTCAACCTTAGCTCTTTCTTCAATTAATTCGTTCAGTCGTTTGTATTGTGCGTCTAGGTATTCTTCGTACATCTGGCGTTCTGTTTTCATTTGAATAGCTTCTCTACTTCAGTTTTAGACTGCAAGCCAACAAGAGATGTCGACACTGCATTATCCTTGATTTGAATCATCGTCGGCAATCCTCTGACTCCCATATCCCTAGCTAGGTCCATGTTCTGATCTACGTCTATAACATACGTTACAACGTCTGGATTTGCAGCCGCGACTTCATCAAAGATTGGAGCTAGAGCTTTACAAGGAGGACACCATGTTGCAGTAAATCGCACTACAGCATGTTTGTTATTTAGCACATCTGCTTTTGTCACTAGCTTCTCCTTAGGTGTTAATGCTAGTTCTCCTAGCATTTCTTCAATAAACATATCTCTGTATCTTTTATAAAATGTATCGTTAATAAATCCACCGGACTGCATAATTCCATACTCTATATGGTCTAACCCTAGCGCGTGACCTAGTTCATGATATACTAACTGCTCTCTTACTTCATCGCTTGACCTATCCCACACTTCAGTACTGATTAGTATGTCGTGTGCTAGTGGGTGATAAAGCCCTGCTAGTTTCTTAGATAGCACTGCTTTTCTAATAGATACTGTTTCTATTAATCTACAGGAATGTCCTCTTTCTTTTAGAGCAACACATAGACTTTCTACATAAGGGATGAATACCTTTTCTCTGACTGGAGTTTGAGATACTTTAATATTTATTAAAAGAAAGAAGATAGTCGTTGCTAATAATAAATTAAGTAATCTCATTTATACCTTATTCGATTTGTCATTGTTGCATTCAAAACAAAGAACTCGCAAATTACTAATGTCGTTTGATCCACCTTTAGATAAATCTAAGATATGGTCTACAGTCGCGGTGTTTGCAAAAGAGTGTGACTCTCCTGACTTATTTCTATAAAGAGGGGCTCTGCTGCAACACTCACACTTATACTCTCCGTACTTTGTAAAGTTCAGAGAGAATGTTACTTCTTTGTTCTTTTTATAGGAACGACTCCTACGCATCTTTTCCGTCATCGTTCGCATGTTTTGGTTTCCTTCTATAGTCTTTCTTAGACTTCATTGTTACGTTAGGCTTATTAGCCACTGGTCTCCTGATCTTAGGAGCTGGTACTTTAATTATAGTTCGTTTGCTCATCGTTTGTCAAGCCTTTATTTGTTGTGTATAAATAAACTCTAGGACTACCATAGTTACTCTTTCTCTTGTTGAGAATATTAGTGTCGCTTAGTTTTTTTAAAGTCTGATCTATGCATCCTCTCGATAGTCCAGTACTGACTTCTATATCAGTAGCTGAACCATCGGGGAAGTTCTTTATAAAACTATACACTAGAAAGCTACTAGCTCCTAGGTTGCGGGCTATTTCTAGCTCTGCTTCGCTCATTGTAAAGTCCTGACTTGGATTGTGTCTGTAGTTAATTGTTCTAGCAATGCTTCAATAGCTTGTCCGATTTTAAAGACTGTTACTGTATCTTCTTCTTCTACTGCTTTATCTAATTGATCTAGTAGTAGGTTGACGTTGCTTTCGATGTTCATTTATTCCCCTTGTTTAGTAGTTGCGATCCAAGATTCTATTTCTGATATACTGAGTGGACGATATTTATTACCCGGAGCACCTACGTCCAATTGGCGACCATCTATTCGTTTTTTAGTATTCGCTGGTCCAGAGTGGATATGTCCGTGAAGGTGAAATTGCCCCTCGTCTTCACAAGAAAAAGCAATCTGCTTATGCTCACCGTGCCAGTTCTCATCTTTAAGTCCTTCTGCAAAATCCTTTGAAGAGTAAGCACTATTCATATGTTCTGTGTTTTCACGGAACACTCCACGTAAAGGACAGTGTGTCATTGTTACTCGTTCTCCGGAGATGTAAATGGTAGCTCCGTTCAACACAACGTCAAACCCTAGTTGGTACATAGCATTAAACTTCTTATCGTGGTTCCCTAATACTAGAACTTTAGTTCCATTGAGCTTAGACAATACTTTTTCTACTGTTTCACTGGAAGAAAGTCCAATATCTCCTAGGAAATAACAAAGTCCATCTACTGGAACTTGTGCATTGTAGTTATTAATCAAAACTCTGTGCATATGATCTAGGTCTTTAAATGGTCTATCGTCAAAGTTAATAGAGTTTGCGTGTCCTATGTGCCAGTCTGATGTAAAGTGAATTGATTTTCTATGCTTTGAACTCATATGTTCTCCTTGAAAGAAGTATACATTAAGTTTATAATGTTGTCAAGAAAAAAAAATGCCCGTCTTTCCGGGCTGTCAGATAGTTTCCAATGACTCTACCAAACTGCCGTATTTATATTATATCTTTCTCTCTAGGATACATCGTTCTAATGACTCTGGTTTGGTTGTTGACTTAGTATTGACACAATGGATATATGATTGCTGACATTGTAATTGATCCTTATCTATCTTGTTATGTAGGTAACCTAACAATGGTACTTCCTTTCCAGCTGATACCTGACAGAGTATTGCTATCGTCATGATTAATTCCATTGTAACTCCTATATGTGATTTGCGTGTGGTTTGATCTCTCTCATAATCATTTTAACTACTACTTCATGTTTACCTAATACTGTAGGAAATACGAATTGGTTTAGCTCGTTATCATTCTCTTTCAAGTATAGCCCTACTTTCTTCCTGAGATCAGTCGCGTCTCCTCTACGGAGTACTGAGTCTATTACTTCCTGTACTCGTTTTTCAATCGCAGCTAACATCTCAGAGAAGTTATCTTCTAGCTTAACTGCAATATCCTCGTATTGATCTCTAAACTCTTCGGGTATTTTAGCTAGGAATTCTTCTCGTACAACTCCAGCTTCCATGTTTTCCCAGACAGTAAGCGCACAAACTTCCGTGCTTAGTTCTTCAGACATACAATCTCCTAAATAAATATTAACATACTGAATGTTCTGTTGTCAAACTTTTTCTTAGGGGATGATCTTCAGGGAACTCTTCTTGCATACCTTCTAAACTCTTCCCGTACTTCAAGTATCCAATCCCACTAGGTTTACCAATCATAGAGTCTATTTTTGCAATCGCCCAGTATATAAGATTAAACTTACCAAATTGTTGTAGAATGAAATGTCTATCTGACAGTGGGACTGAAAATGCAAAGCGATACATCTGATCTAGATTATTCTGCCAGAAGTAATTGCGATGTCTGTTTAAGCTAGGCCTAAGGTCCCATAATTGCTGAGCTAGTTTGATAGGATTGAATCTAGGAATAGGATACGGACTGAAGTTCCATCCGTCCAAATGCTTCGGTTGCAACAGTCCCAACTCCGCCATCCCCAGTATCTCGTCCCGACTGATAGGGGGAAGCGGTTTGCCAGGGGATCGCATGAGATGATGTGTGTGTCCGTCCTTTCCCAATCCTATAACAAGACACTCATTAAAACATTTAGACAATTTTTCTTTATCGACCGCAAGACCGAGCTTAGCTGCATACGCAGTATAAATCCACCCATTGTTTGAGCTAGGTTCTCCGTTGATGCAATACTTGTGATGGATTCTTCCATACTTGTCATAGTAACTCATTAGAATAGCCCCGTTTCTTCTACAGTTTTATATCGTTTGTGATAACTCTTTTTATTGAAACAAGCTTTACAAATAAAGCGGTAATGTGATGACGTGCTTTCATCTGCCCCTGACGTACCTTGATGGTAATCAGATAGAGATACATTACTTTGACACCCACCGCAGAACTTTAGCTTTCTTTCATGAGAAAAGTATTCTAGTTTAAGTTCCTCTAATTGTAGATTATTAGATAGGATGAATTCAATTAGTTGTGTTCCAGTCATTTAATTACCTACTATGTTATTCATAAGCTACAAAATGTACTGACTTAGCGCCTTTCTTAAGCTCTAGTCCGTATACATTTCCTTTATCGTCTTTAAGTGCCGCCACTACAATTGATCCGAAGTCATTCTTAGCTAGGACAGTAAGTACTACTGGTTTCATTCTAGACTCAGCTAGTTCTCTGCCGGTCTTCTTATTATAGTTCTCTTCGTCTGAACAACGAGCTACTCCGACTCGTCTAGTGAAGAAGTCTCCCACTGTTAATTGATTTAACAACCAAGGTTCGATATCTTCCATGGCTATCGTTTTCCCACCGCGGGGATTTATTTCTTCAATCTCCATGACAGTATAAAAACTAGTTAGGGTATACTTACGAACATGATGGAATTGTGTCATACTTACTCCTCTTGCTTTACTTTATCACGAGCTACGCAAGTTTGGCAAGCACATTCGTATTCAGTTCCTATACATTCTTCTTTACAACATACTGATCCTACTGTCTCACTCATTTCTTTGTGCTCCTGATATAGTTATATATCAAATCAGTTTTATCTTTTAACTGCGGAAACTTCGGCATGATCTTCGTACGTCTCTTGGGTGTATACCCGCTCGGATATTTTCCTTCTGGCACTTTCGTTCTGAAGACATTACTTGGAGTTGTGTATAACTCTGGACCGATAGAGCCAGCGTTGCTAGGATTAGCGTTATGACAGCGAGTGCAATATAATACATATAGTCTCTTTCCTTCTATGTGTTGTACCTTATCCGTTGGAAATCTAGTCTCAGCTTTAACATATTGTATTAAAATTAGGAATACTACAAGTATAGATAATAGTCTTAGCATTATAACTCCACCGTGATTGGATTGTAAATCACATCTGAATATGGTATACCACAAATAGAAGCGTTAACTGTTAACACCCCGTTCCGTAATAGAGTACCACGACTTTCATGTATATGTCCAGTGATATGTAGCTTTAAATTACTAAGCTCGTCTAGTCGGTGAGCCAATGCTGTGCTTCCTACCTTACCATTCGGACACCAGTCCAGTCTATCGTAAGCCGGTCCATGTGTTACTACTATGTCAGTAGTGGGTAAGATAGTATCGTATAGGTTGGCTAGGTCTGTCTCGTCTAGTCCGTATGCCCATGCTCCAAACTTCTTAGAGTAAGGAGACCCCCAGATTGTAAGTCCTTCGATTGTAGTATATGAGTTATGTAGTAGTTTGATACCTTCGTTCTCACATAGTAACTTAAGTAGATCACCTTGTTGGCTAATCCATTTCTCGTGATTACCACATACTAGAATCTTATGTTTGGCTTTCTGTTGTCCATACCATTTAAGGAACTTCTGTACTTCTTCTAGTTCTCCGTGATATGTAAAGTCTCCGGCGCATATAATCATATCAGTACTAGGCATCTTGATCTTCTTATGATGTTGATGCGTATCCGATATGCATGTAATCTTCATATTATTCTTCCTCCCAGAAGTTAGGATGATATCCGCCCGCTTCATCTCCAGAATAATAAGTTTCTGTATAGTCTGGAGGAGGAAGCATACCAATACTTTCTACAGTATGAAGCACCGCTTCTTCAAGTTCTCCCATTCCATTGTCCTTGCCATTCATAGCAAGTACCTTGCGTATTTCTTCTAGTGCTTCAGATCTTTTCATCTTTATCCTTTAGCAATGATACGATTTGGTTTTGCTTTTTAAGTGCCTCAGATAACTCTCCATTCCAAAGCATCTCGTTAGTATATGCTTGCTGTAACTCTGCGGTCTTAAGCATCTCATTAGTGTAGGCTTGCTGTAAATATTCGTGAGCTTGTTGTAGAATTTTGTAATCTTTTACTAACTTACGAACAGTAGCGTTTCTATTATAGAGCTGCTGTGTAAGAGCAATACAATGATCTTCATACCACTCTCTCATTTGAGAGTCAGTCCATACCTCTTCTTTACCGTTGACGTGCATCTTATTACTTTTCATTATGACCATGCCGGTTCGCGTTTATCTTGATCCCAACGATCATTGAGATAAAGTTTATAAGCTAAATATATATCATCTACTCCCGTATAGTCAATACCTTTTTCTTTTGATCTAGCGCAATTACTAAATGGTAGTAATCCAATGTTTGGTAATAGGTCTTCATTACCTATCATATTGTATAACATTTTAACACAAGCATGTTCTTTTCCATATATACGATTATATTCTGAACATAGAGCGACTGCATGTTCCCACAACCATATCCAGTTTTGTTTAGACTGTCTAGCCCAGATTGAACAGGGATGATTAAGATGTGCAGTCTTATATCCTGTGTGAATTCCATGAACATTTAATGCAGTTGCTAACATCTGAGTAGACTCTAGCGCCATTTTAACCTTGCGTTTATTGTCTAGAAACTTAGCTGACTCTGTTGGACATGGAGACGTTACAAATATATTCATGATGCTCCTTATAAAATTTCACATAATCCGCCTGCACAACTGAGCTGCTCTGCTCGGTTTGTATTATCTTCCATCTCCATTACCTTTGTCAAGTCAATATCTTTTACCATTGCATCGAACTTCTTGAAGGTCGCTTCGTCGCATCCTTCAAACGGCGCTTGTTGGTAAATAGTATCGCTTGCTGGTAACAATGCAACCGCTGCATATGATTCTCTATCTTGCCATAGCTTGATCTTAAGTAGCTCGGTTTCTTCTGGACGATAGTTAATTGTACAACTTACGTTGTGTGTGTTAGCTCCTGACCTATGTCCCGGCACTACCCAGTTCTCGTAGTATAGTTTCACTCTCTCGAATAGTTCTATAGCTGACTCGTTGTTACGTAACACAGCGCCGGCAGGAGATTCCTGTGGGATGGTTACTACAACTCCTGTCTGTGAGAATAGATCAGCTTCTACAAGCTCAGGACAAACTCGCATTAGATACTTAGCTAGTTCATCGTCTCGATTCATCCTTACTCTACGGAGATAAAATTGATCATGCCTTGCGTGGATTCCACTACTTGATCCAAGAACGCATGATGCAGTTCCTTCAGGCTTAATAGCAGTAGCCCTTGCTGCCGGGTTGATCCCGAGTTTTTTTGAATACTTAGCATTAATGTCGAGAACTGTTCTTGCAGCGTCTCTGAGGCTTTCGCCAGACAATAAGCTTGAGTCAGCAATTCCAGTAAAGCTGCATCCGATAAGGGCTTCTTCTTCTGTGACTTGCTTCCACCTTTCACTGAGGTATGGGAAGTCCGTGTACGTGGCTTGGAGCGTTCCGAGGAAGCTCGCTGCGTAGATGCGGTTCTCGAAGTCTTTGTCATTCTTAATTCCCGTTAAGTTTGTAGTAGTTAGGTTACAGAACTGGTTAGACTGCAATGCAATCTCTGCACATGGGTTTGTTCCCCACTCTGGATCATTTGTCCAGAAGAATCCAGGTTCTCCCGCGTTAGATGCGATACATTGGTCGTATACATGGTAGAATTCTTCCATACTAACTTGTCCACGTATCAAAACTGCTGAATTGTTAGCCCGTGCACGATGAGGATGCTTCTCCCACCAGTTTCCATGCTTGGAAGTTAACATTAGCTTGCTATCTCGGTCGAAGAGACTAATAAGTGCTGCCCTACGGATACCTCCAGCTAGCACACAGTCTGCAATTAGACAAAGTACATCATGAGTCTCTAGGTCAGTCATCTTTCTGCCGATACAAGTCTTTAGTATTGCCTCTACTTTGACCAACATCTGACGAAGTGGCTCTGGACCGGGCGCTTTTGCCCCTGTCGTTACAAGATAGCTGCCTTTTTGGCGAACAAGACTAAGATCGAACAATGGACGGATGGCTCCATAGAAGTATGCCTCCATTAATCGGTTCAATGCCTCAGCCCACCCCTCAATACTGTCATGAACTACGTATGTTCCCTCTTCTTTAGGGAGTTTGATGCTAGGTAGCTGTGAAATGTGGCGTTGCTGTACAGAGAAGCCGAATCCTGTACCGGATAGAAGTAAATACAGGGCTTCAGCGAAGACTCTGACGTATTTGATGTGAGCAAAGCTACAATTGAATAACCTTACGTTGTTCTTAGTGATTGCTTCTCCGCCGAACTGAAGAGATCGCATAGATGGCATAACCTTTAGGTCATGTACCTGTTTATATGCTTTAATAATGTCTCGGCTTAGGGTTGGGAACTTATCAAGGTGCATTGTCATGTTACGATTGATAGTCTCAGCTAAAGCCTCTCGTCGATTAGCGTGTGATAGATATTTTGCATATGTTCGGTAGGCTACGAGTTCTGCTAATAAACGATTCGACTTGTTCATTGTTCTCCTGATTATAATAGATAAGTACGTACAGCAAGAGCAGCATATATTGTTATATGTATAAGCAATAGAATCTTATTGAAGACATACATAAAGATTAGAGTTTGAAATCCTTTCTTACTACGTATCTCTTCTTCAGATTTGTTTGTCCTTAAATACAGATATATGCCGAACTTACATACTAATCTTACCACAAGTCCTATGAGAATTGCAATACAAAAAATATCCACGTTGCATTTTCCAATTGTTATTGTTTATTCTTCTTTTAATACTAGAGTCCCACCTTGCATGTGCTTGGTCTGTGCTTCTAATGCTAGCTCACTGGCTGAAGGTCCTGATGACATGGCCACATCGAATACAATCTCTTCTTCCTTTTGAATAGGATTAGTTACTGGAGGTTGTGGACTTGACTGAGTCTTAGCACGCATTGCTTTCATAAGTTCTTCTTGATCGAAGAGTGTTGAGTAATGTCCGATAGCTCCGATCCCATCCATTAACTCTGCTACGTCTACTACCATACGATTAACACCTAGGGTCAGTAACATGAATCGATTTGATCCGTCGTCTACTCGGCTAACTCTGATAGCTTCGCCTTCTTCGTTTGTTGCAATGAATACAATGAGTTCCTTTTTCATTAGCGTAGTCTCCCGTGGTTACCTTCGTTAGGATTAAATGACCCCAAGTCTGAAGGATCAGCTGGAGTATATTCTAGACTACCACAAGATACTAAAAAAAGCAAGAGAAAAGTTATGACTTGTTTCATTTATCGTCTCCGTGTTGGTTGTTCTAAAGCTGCGATCGCTGCGTCTATTAGTTCCATGGTCAATGGTGTTCCTGTAGGAAGCACGGGTGTTCCTGTCCAGTCTAATGACAAAATATCCAATTCATTCTTAGATTCTCTACATCTAAATCCACGCTTGATTTTCTGTGTTACAGTAATAGTATTACCTTCTGTCTCGATCTCTAAGTAAAACCTCATACTGGGTATCCCATGATGTCTTCGATCTCAGACTCTTGGTTGTTAAACTCATCCCTGTCCATTCCATACAATAGGTTGCTGAACATCTTGTGTTCGACTAGGACCTCTCCGACAAGTATCTCCCTGCGGTTACCACTGACCATCTGTCCGATCGTTACTAGGTCATCTGGGTTGTATCCAGTTAAGGGACACTCATAGAATAAGACATTGAACATCTCTACGCTAGGGTCAAGGTATCCATCAAAGAGGTTGATCCTCTCACCGATACTAGAACTTAGTTGCTTCTTCACAGTAATCTCCTATTGTTTTTTCTTGCTTAGCTCCGCAGAGCTTACAAGTAAAGTATACGTTAGCTGAAAAATAGCTGGACTTTACCCACTCATGTTTAGTTCTTTTAGAACTAGGGGGATTAGCCCAGTCATCATATCCATAATCATTAGACCAGTTACGATCCCAATTGCTAAACACAGTATAAGGTTTAGATACCATCTTTTCAATTTCTACATCCGTTAGGGTTATAGGTTTGATCATAGCTAGACTTCATCTGATTCAACTAGGTAACTATTAATCAATGACGTTGCTTCTTTATTATTACCAGCGTTTAGTAGTTCTAATGCTGTTAGCAGTATACCATAGTGTTGATTAGCTACGGCAGTTGCTCGCTTACTTGCTTCTAAGTTTGCTTCATTAGTTGCTTCTAAATTTACAATACCATTAATGTAGACTGTCATGTTATCCCCTTAAGTTATATAAGTATCTATGTTTCTGTTCTTGCTTTATTACTTGTGCTTCTCCTGAAGCAACCGCGGCTTGAATACGTTTAGCATCCTCTGAATAACTACCTCCTGTTTTCTGGTACATCTGACGTAGATGGATTTGCTTCTCACCATACTGGACGATCCTTGGGTTCTCATTCTTCTCTCTCCCATCATATAGGAAGTTGCTTGCTTTGTAAATAGTGCCGGCGTGTCCATGATTAGGATCAGCGAATGATACGACTTGTTTGTATGTAGTGTGCTTACCTAACCAACGGAGAGTTTGAGCAATGAAGTAACTCTCTGTGTTCTTTGGAGTGTCGTCAATTAAACATAGTCGTCTAAGTTCTATTGTCTCTAACTTGTTGAAGTGTCTAGACATTGGGTTACCATAGATAGCTACTCCTGTTAATGAGTTGTCAGTATTGTCTACGAGTTTGAATACATGTTTTTGTTGTTGTGATCTAGATGATCTAGAGTAATGCCATTGTTTGATTAGGTCAGTAGATTCCTTGTCGATAATAGCTTCGTTGTAGTATAGGGAGTATCGTTGCTTAATCATGAGTCACCACTCGTGTCATATATGAACTCCAGTTTGAACTCAGTATTGACGCAGTTATCTTCCCAATCTTTGATTGTAGTTGGGCTACTACCAGTTCTACCATATCCAGTATCGTACTTTCTTATTTTATTGCCTGTTCTTTTCAATGTTAAGTATTGCCAAGGTCCTAGAGTTCCATCCCACCCCGCGTTTGCTCCATTTCTTCTAGTAGATGGAGCGTTATTATACTGATAGATAACAAGTAGCTTGCTCATATATGACCTCTAGTGTTAATGGGATTAGTGCGAAGTATATAACTGTTTGTAATTGTTCTGTATTTGAATTATATTGGAAGAAAGTTGTTGACAACCTATTTGATGACGACGTATAACAACTCTGGGGCTGTTAAGATATCTACCTAAAATTATCTATTTCGTATCTCTTCTTTGAATTTAGCACCACATGATAAAAGAAGTTGTTTGATTTTAGCCTTAGCATTACGAAGATTAGAAGACTGTCCGCTATACATTACATCAGCATCAAAAGTATATATGTAATATACAAAGTCTGATAATATAACACCACGGACTACACTGTTAGGGCCTATAGTAATAAAGTCAGTTACTAATACAGAACCTTTACGACTATACTTAATCCTCGTCATCTTCAGTCTCCTCTATACTAGATGTTAATGCTATCTGTATATTCTTATCTATTACAAATGATACGTTGTCTCTATCTACTTTACCTATAGGCATAGAATACTCTATCGTCATTACTGACTGACGTAGTACGACTTCCATAGCTGCAGTGATTAGTTCCTCTTCGCTTAGATTCATGCTAGATATTAACTCAGTCTCTAGGAACTCATCGGTCTGTTCCTTAATGAGAGACAGAAGGTAATCTATCTTATCTCTCTTGTTCATGTAACTCCTAAGTTATAAATGCTAACGAGAAGGTTGTTGAAACATCATCGTAGTATTCTATCTTTGCTAGATAGTTTCCATTGTACCAAGTCATCCTATCTGAATCTATGAATTTAATTTGCTTATCAGAACATAAGTAAAAAGAACCTTTTCTATTCTCAATCCACTGTTTAATAACTATTGTCATTACCTACCCCACATAAAAAGAAATATAACAAACGCTGGGAAAATAAATGTAGCTACTGCCGATAGTACGAACTCAAGTACAACAAGTATTCCCTTGAGGAATATGTTACCGGCTAGACTTGGGCCGAGTAACTTGATACCAATTACCGAGACTGCTAGTATTAATACTAAGATGATGTACCTACCTTGTAACTAGATTGAAGATTAGAACGTAACAGATACCATGTAGTAGCTGGTCGATCGCTATGAAGTTATAGAACCAATTGTCTTCCCAGTATTCAAAGGGCATACCTTTCTTAACCTCTGGAAATCTTTTAACTACTGCATACTTGTAGATAGTCCATAGATACTTGTCTATGATACCATGAAGTATTACATTAAGTAAAGCGAAGACGAAGCTATTACGGAAATAAAGTCCGTTGCTATACCCCCAGATTAATAGACCTATGTAGATAATGAATAGATGAGGTAGAAGATATCGCCAGTTGCTAGACTTGTTCTTGGCTGTCTCTCTGTCTTGTAGTATCCAGTCTGTTAGGACATGGGTTAGCATAAGTCCTATCATCATGGTACTAGACATAGTTTCTCCTAGAATGGAATGTCGTCGAATATATATGGAGTAGTTGTTATAAATTCAAGCTTGAAGCTTGTGAAGTAATGTGTATCAGGATAAGACCATTTACCTTTTGTTGTAGTGAATCTAGTATTTAGTTCTTGTTTAGCAAACAGTAACTTCTGTGACGATGGGTTTGAATTAAGCTGTACTATAATCATAGGATGAACTCCAGTTTGAATTGATTATTAGGTTCTGGAGACATATTAGAAGAATGTTTTGTTTTATATTGTAACTTAGTGTGATGTATCTCTTTAACCATGAAGTGAAAGTCCCAGCCGTGGTTACTTGAACCTCTAAGTAACTGACAAACATTGATTGATTTCATTAGTATACCTCTCTAGCATTTGTGAGTTAAGGCCGGGGCTTGAGTTAACTTCTAGGACGACGAATGATTTGTCCCTACATCGCACTAAGTCTACCCCCCCGAAGTCTAATCCTAGGGCATTTACGGCGGCAATACAAAGAGACTGGGCTTCTTGGTCGACACGACTAATTAAGGGGTCTGATCTGACGAACTTGCAGGTATTAGATTTGAAAAGCTTAGGGCGATTTGCCGCCCCCTCTACTAGGGGAACCTTCTCATAGATTCCTATGATCTTCCCACGGAATACGTGTACTCTATACTCTCGCCGTTTCAATTCAATAGGTTCAGTATAGTATAGATCAGCTAAAGGATTGAAGTCATTACCGTATCTTACAACCCCTAGCTTGCTTCGGATATACAGATTACCGCTGCTATCTTTGCACTCATCTATATCTTCTACTGTTGTATTGAATGATGGAATTGTAACACCCGCTGCGGATAAGACACGAATCATTTCTAGCTTATTGGAAGCACGTCGTACTGATGCTAAGCTATTGAGTTCTAGCTTCGCTTGTAGATTAGGGAAGTCTTCTGTACTACCCCATCGTACAAGTAGGTCACACTTGGCACGCTTGTTGGTTCGTTTACGTCTAGCTGTTAGGGATTCTCTCAATGCTTTGCCGGTTAGAGAGGATTTGTTTGAATATGATATAAATGTTTTCATCTTATGAACTCCAGATTGAAGTCAGTGAAATAATCAGGGGCTGGGTAGTTCCAGTGTGATCCTTGTATTTCAAATGCTTTACCTTTCTTGACAGTACAGAATAACATTCTAAGATAGTCACCTGGTTGAGAGAGTCCGCTTTGAACAAACTTAATAGTCATAGTATGAACTCCAGTTTAAAGTCAGATAGACTTTCCTTTTCTCTAAAGTGTCCCTCGTTTAATGATCTATAGTAAGTTGATCCATCCCATAATACAATTTGATGATAGAATTTTTTACTATATGCAAGGCGAGGTTTAATCTGTGTGAATTTAATCATAGAATGAACTCCAGTTTAAAGGAAGATAGTTGACCATGAGTTCCCGGATAAGTCCAGAACCCATCTTTAGTCCAAGCTTGATTGGATCGAACCTTACAGAATAAGTAACGATCTTCTACTGTACGAATAGATGTATTAGACTGAACGAATATCATAGGCTACCCCTTTGATTTCTTTTCTTGTTCCTCAATCATTGTTACTATAAGAAGTCTAGCTTCCTTAAAGCCTGACATAATATCACAGTCCTCGACCATATCTTGCATGAATACTGAAAGAGATTCAAAGTCAGATACTAGAGTTCTATTGTATGCCTTGTCGAATAGATCAAGTCGATCAATCAATGGCTCATTAGAGTTCCTAGTATATGAGATAACCTTACGATAGTCCCATGATCCGTCA